AAGGTCGGGACTGCCTCACGCCGCGCGAGCGGCCCCGAGAGGCCAGCCCACCGTAGCGAATAGCCGTCGAAAGCCTCCCGGAGTCCAGACAGGCTGTCCAGAAAACCCCGATCTTGCAGGGATTTCTGCCGGATTTAGAGTTAATCTCTAAACGCGGATAGGTGTCGGAAATCAGTCTTCTTGCCGACTATGCGCGGGGTTCCGTGGCGGGCTGAAATGACCGACTGCTATCCGCACGAAAGAGGGCGCTCGGGCTCGGGCGACATGAGCCACACCTGGACGACTGGGTACAGGTTGTCGAAACCAGGGCCAGATCGGTGACCGGCCTTCGTATCGATGATCTGCTCGTCGTCGGCGACGTCGATCACCACCGAGTCCCAGGTCATTCCGTAGCCCTGAGGGAATCCCTCGGTGCCGACGAACTCGACCATCCTGACGCGGTACTTCATGCGGCGGAGTCGTCGTCTTCGGAGATCGCTTCGGCACGGATCACGCGCCAACCCTCCCGTTCGATCTGGGCCTTCGCGGCTTCGATCGATTCGGCCTCGCGGACGGTCACGAGCCACGCTCCATCTAGTTCGCCGCCGACCTTGTCGATCGTAAGCAGGACTCGCACAGCTATCGCTTCACGCTGGCGCGGCGCCGAGCTCGTCCCGTCCGATCGGGCCGTGATGGCTGAAGACCCTCGTGATTTCGCCGTCGCGGAGCTCGAACTCGATCCGCCAGTTCCCGTCGGCTGACTGGCCGCCCGTGATGAATCTCGCGACCTCGCTCATCAGGCTCCGGACGAGCGTGTTCAGTGCCGCAGGGTCATGCTCGCGATCGGCCGCATCCATCGCTTGCACATTGTGCAGGACACTACGGCTACTTGCAGATTTTTAGAGCTTCACCGTCGGCTTCCACGGTGACTTCGGAGCGAACGTGACGGTCGCGGCACCCGAGCTCCCGTCGGTGCTCGCCATCCGCCAGGTGCACCGGTACCGCAAGAAACCCGCGAACCCCCGGCACGTGATCACCGCGTCCCAGTTCGCACTCTTCCCACCCGACATCCGGATCCGGAGCGCCATCGCCGCCGCGGTCTTCCCACACACCGACGCGCTATGAGCAGCGCACGCCCTCGGGTCGACGGTCATTCCGTGACAGAACCCAGCCGCAACCGTGCCGGGAAGACACGACGCCGACGATGTTGTCGGAGGCGCCGCGGCAGCGATCGCCGGCACAATCAGGGCGATCAGCAGAGCGCAAAGCGTGATCGAGCGCTTCATTCCCCCTCCTTTGTGGACAGTTGCGAGGTCATGCTCAGCGTGAAAGACTCGCCATGCCAATTGTTGGGGAACGGGAGGCGATGGACGATGCAACGCTTGCGGCGCTGATCGAATTGCTCGCTGCGGTGCGCGCTGCCGTCACTGTCCTTGGGCGCGTCGAGTTTGCCCTTGCTCTCCTAGTGGGTGAGTCTGATCAAGTGCCTTCTCGCCCTCGTGCCTCGCGGCATTTACGGCTAATTCCAACTCCTCCGCAGTGACGGTCGATGCGCGTCTCTCTTGTGCGTTCACCAGTTCGGCGAGAACATCCTCGATGTCATCCAGCCGATCATGGACAGCGCGAAGATCGATCTTTTGGGATGCTGGCAGAGTTGCCCGCGGGACGCCCATGATCTTCGCGATCAGTTTCGCGTGCTCTTCGCGGATGCGTTCCCGCTGAAGGTATTTGCGCCAGGACTCGCGGTCCTTCTCAGGTGCCTGATCGGCTAAAGCCTTGGCGAGTGCGCGAATGCTGTCGGGCTTCCCCGGGCTCGCATCCTGAAACAGACGAGCGAGCGCCGTTGACCAGTTGATCTTCTCCCGTGCCACAGGGGCAGAGTTTCCCGACGAATAGGGAGATTCCGAAAGGTGACAGAAGTATTTGGCCCCGGGGTCTTGCTTTTCTGTCCCAGGGGTGGTAGTTTGCCGCCCCATGGCAACCGGAACGCGCGAGACGTACGCCGAATGGCTCGAAAAGCAGATGCAAGAGCGGGGATTGAGTCGCCGAGCGCTTGCCAAGATCTGGCGTCCGGACGACATCGAGTCGGCACGTAGATCGATCCGTCGTTATCTCGGTGGGATGTTTCCTCAGGAGCGTGTTCGGCGCGAGATCGCCGATGCTCTTGGGGTCGCCGAGCTCGGTCCGGCTGGCGCTGACGATGCGGAGGAGGACTGACATGTTGTCCGTCCTCGAAGATCGCGTTGCCGAGATAGCTGGTCTCCTCAGTGCTCTTCGTGAGGAGCGTGCTTTGTCGTGACGTCCCTCGGGCTCCGCCTCCACGTTCGTCGGCGCCGTTCGCTCGCTGAACGGATCGGCGCGTACCGGGTCCGCTGGCCGCTTCGGCCGTTCCCCGGGAAACGGATCTAGCCAGCGATGGCCCCGGTCTCGCACCATGCAGCGCCAGCTCCTTTGTTCGTGGTCGGCGACCGCGTGCGCCATATCGACGCCAACCTCACCGGGACAGTCGACATGGTCACCCCGGAGTGGGTGCGCGTGAACTGGGATCACCTCGGACTCGCATACGCGCAGCTCGGCCAGATGTGCGACTACAGGAAGAGCAGCGAGTTGGAGCACGTCGCGGAATGAGCCAGTGCGATGCCATCCTTGCCGTGCTCGCCGACGGTCGCCCGCACGCCTACCGCGAGATCCATGACCGCGTCGGTTTCTGCCGCCTGAACAGCCGCGTCGCAGAGCTCCGCGCTCGCGGACACCGGATCGAGTGCAACAAGACCGGCGGCGACTTCGTATACCAGCTCCAGGCCGGGGAGGTGAGCGAGCTCGAGCGCGTAGCGGAACCCATCGTCACCGGCCTGCCGGTCGCAGGGACAGACCTCGGCGCAACCGGGCAACCCGGCTCGGGCTCGCTGACCTCCACGCTCGTCGAGCCGTTGGACGAGACCGATCCTTCCGGGCGCGTTCTCGATAACGCTCCTCTGGGGTCGGTCTCGTCGAGCGGCGGCGAAACCGACGACTGGGGCCGGACGGACGGCGCCGCTCAACTCTCGCTTCTCCCGGATCCCGTCCGTCGTGAGAGGTGGGCAGCTTGATCGTCGTTGTCGCTTCGGAGATCTCCACGCGCGACGAGCAGCTCCTCGCGAGCCCCGACGGGCAGGCCACGCTCGCCCGGATCGACGATGCGGTCGGTGAGTTCTTCGCTGCCGGCGTCGACCGCGACAAGCACGTCCGCCAAATCACCCTGATCTGCCTGAACGGCAGGAACCAGAACAAACGACCGGCCCCAACAGCACCCACCTCGCCAGAGATCGAAGCTGTCAGGGCCAGACAGGAGCAATGATGCCACGCCGTAACGCTGACGGCCGCAAGCCGCAGCTCCCCAAGGCCGCCTCAACCCACGTGAGGACACCCTCGCGCAGGGCGCACACCTACGCCGGGCTTCGGGCGCAGGCGGAGCGGTACTACGCCGACCAGGCGTTCCGTGAAGCGATGCCGTGGTCGGAGCTGCCGGCATGAGGGTCATCACTCTCACCGCCGAGAACGTCAAGCGGCTCAAGGCAGTCGAGATCACGCCCGACGGGAACGTCGTCGTGATCGCCGGCCGGAACGCCCAGGGGAAGAGCTCAGTCCTCGACGCGCTCTGGATGACCCTCGCCGGCGCCGGAGGCTCGAAAGACACGAGCAAGCCGATCCGTGAAGGACAGGAGAAGGCGGTCGCGACGGTCGACCTCGGGGACATCAAGGTCACACGCCGCTGGAGCGCCTCCGGCACCACACTCGAGGTCGCGTCGAAGGACGGTGCGAAGTACCCGTCGCCGCAGACGATGCTCGACAGCCTGATCGGACGGCTCTCGTTCGACCCGCTCGAGTTCGCGCAGCAGGACTCGAGAGCCCAGCTCGCGACGCTGCTCAGCGTGGTGGAGCTGCCGTTCGTGCCGGCCGAGCTCGACGAGCGTCGGCGTGCTGCGTTCGATCGCCGCACCGAGGTGAACCGGACAGCGAAGCAGCTCGCCGCGCAGATCACCGGGCTCGGCCAGGTGCCCGACGAGACCCCGGAGGAGGAGATCTCTGCGGGCGCGCTCCTCGAAGAGCTCGAAGCGGCACGGGACTCGAACGAGACGCGCCGTCAGGCACAGGAGGACGTAACCGACCGGAAGAGCCAGGTCGAGCTCGCCGAGGCCGAACTGCACCGGGCACAGCGCTCGCTCGCCGAGGCGAAGACGAGGTTCGAGAGCGCGCAGGAGCGCCTGGAGAAGGCGCCGGCGTTCATCGACACGGCCCCGATCGTCCAGCGGATGGAGCAGCGCGACGAGGTCAACCGGAACGTCCGGATCCTCACGACCCGCCGCGAGCTCGAGACCACCCACAAGGCCGCCGAGCAGACCGCGGCGAAGCTGACCGGGGAGCTCGAGAAGATCGACCGGGAGAAGGCCGACGGGCTCGCCGCCGCGAACATGCCGCTCGAAGGGCTGTCGTTCGACGAGACCGGCGTGCTCTACCACGGCGTGCCGTTCAGCCAGGCATCCGCGGCGGAGCGGCTCCGTGTCGGGATCGCGATCGCGATGGCCGTGAACCCGAAGATCCGGGTGATCCGGATCACGGACGGGTCGCTCCTCGACTCAGAAAATCTCCGGTTGATCGAGGAGATGTGCGACGAGCACGACTTCCAGTGTTGGCTGGAAAAAGTCGACGAGACCGGGACCGTGGGCGTGGTCATCGAAGACGGCCAAGTCGTTCAGACCGAGAGCGAGGCGGCGTGACCTTCTCGTTCTTCCTCAAGGAGGTTCTTCCCGAGGCGGTCGCGCTCGCGGTCTTCCTGATGGTCATCCGCCGGCAGATCCGGCTCGACAAGCTCGCGAAGCGTCGCGCCGACCTGCACCGGAAACGGCAGATCTACAAGGACGCCCGGCGCACCCAGGACATCGCGTGGGAGAACGAGCTCCGCCGGGCCCGCGCGCACGCCGCCATCGCGGACGTTCAGGGGCTCGAGCTCGCCGACATCCTCCGCACCGGCAGCACCGGTCTCGGCCGTGAGGTCGGCGATGCGATGCTTCCCGCGACCGTCGGCGTTCCGGTTACGAGAGGCGGTGCGGCGTGACCGTCGTCGCGCCTGTCCGGAGCCGCGAGCAGCAGCTGTCCGCATTGCGCCGCGCGAACGAGATCCGCGTGAAGCGGTCCGCGCTGAAGCGGTCACTGACCTGCCGTGGCGACGCGATCGCGGTGCTGATCAACCCGCCTGAGTACGCCGCAACGATGAAGGTCAAGGATCTTCTCGTCGCGATACCGACAGTTGGGAGCGTGAAGGCGACCCGGATCATGAACCACGTCCGGATCAGCTACGGCAAGACGGTCGGCGGGATGAGCGCGCGGCAGCGCGGCGAGCTCGCCCGGGAGCTCGGTCAGTGATGCCGGGCGACTGGTTCGACATTTACCATGTTCGCTCGTCGAAGAACCTCGCGCGGATGCTCGAGGGCGAGGTCGTGGCCCTGACCGGTACCGACGAACGGATCCATGACGCCGACCTGCACGTCGAGAAAGTCCTCACCGTCGCGGTCGGGATCGACTCCTCCGGCATGTTCGCGTCGATCGAGGTCGAGGGCTCGATCGGGCCGTACCTGCCTGGCGCGAACGAGTGGTCGCGGTGGAACCTCCACGCGAATGGCACCGTCACCGACCACAACGACCAGTTCATCGGGTGGCACGCGCTGAAGTCGATGCCCGGCCGTGACCTCGTCGAGGGGATCCGGTCGTGAGCACCGACCTCGTGAAGAGCGACGGACGGGGCGGCGCAACGCGTCCCCCGATCGGACTGCTGCTCTCGATCGGTGACACGACCACCAGTCGTGGCGGCAAGGAGATCCCCACCAGGATCGACTACTTCCGCCCGAAGGAGGGGCAGCTCACGCAATACGCGGCCGCCGTCGCCAAATTCAATGATGTCTACGGGCCCGAGCCGAAGCAGCTCGACGATGTCTACTTCCTCTCGAACAACATCGGCGACATCCTCACCATCCGGCTGATGGCGTGGGGGAGCTCCGGGCCGCGGCTCGTGGGCGACACGAACTTCGCGACGCTCCCGCCGGACGAGTGGGAGGAACGCGCCAACGCGTTCGACGACGACATCACCTACTACCCGCTCTCGCCGGCCGACGTTAAGCCCGAGATCCGCGACACATGGAACGGCGAGCCGATCCGGGGGCGCCTGAGCGGCCCGAAAGATCCGAGCATCAAGAAGCTCGCGATCAACATCGAGTGCACCCTGAACTTCTGCCTCCCCGAGGTGATGGGGTTCGGCACCGTCGCGCAGATCACGACGAAGGGGCGCCGCTCGACCCGGAACCTCGTCTCCGCGATCAACAACCAGCACCAGGCGTTCCACGGTCAGCTCGTCGGGATCCCGTTCCGTCTCTCGAACCGTCCCGCTCGCGGCCGGCATTTCGACCCGAAGGACAGGACGTACAAGATGACGACGTTCCCCGAGATCGTGCTCGACACGCCGTTCACGCAGCGGGAGCTGCTCGACGCGATCCGGGAGCGCCGCGAAGCGCTCGGCGTCGGGATCGAGCAGCCCGCATTGGGCTCCGCGGAGGGTCGTGCGTTTACCGAGGCGCTCGCGCTCCCGGCCGGCGCCGCGACCGACGGTGAGGATGTACAGCTGCGCGATGAGCCGTCGGCGGTCGACCGTGTCGACGATGCCTTGCTGAACCGGATCGCACAGCTGCAGGAGCAGGTCGGCGACGGCGCGATGATCACGCTGCGCGGCGTGTTCGGTGTCGAGGATCCCCGCGAGCTCGACCCGGCCGCTGCCGCTCAGTACGAGCAGATCCTGACGAGGTCGATCGAGGCTGAGCCGGTCGAGGACGCCGAGATCGTCGATGACGACGACGACACCGGGATCGTGTTCGGGGAGCCGCGCGCATGAGCGCCACTGCCGAGCAGTTCCGGTTCCGTGGCGCACCGCCGCTCGCACGGCTTGCTGCGCACGTCATCTTCCTCCCGAATGGCTGCTGGGGATGGACGGCGAGTCTCAAGGCCAGCGGTTACGGAAGCTTCTGGCTCAACGGCAAATGCGTCCTCGCTCACTGTGCGAGCTATCAGCTTCTCGTCGGACCAATCCCAACGGGATTCGAACTCGACCACCTCTGCCACACGAACGACCCTGTCTGCATGGGCGGCATCGAGTGCCCCCATCGCCGCTGCGTCAACCCGGCACATCTCGAGCCGGTCACGCATCTCGAGAACGTCCTCCGCGGAGAGAGCGTCATGGCCGCGCGCGCAGCTCAGACGCACTGCATCCACGGGCACGAACTCACTGAGGAGAACGTCTATCTGAAGAAGAACGGAAACCGTGAATGCCGGGCGTGCTGGCCTCGGCACCGGGCTGAGCGCCGGGCAATGGCGGCGGCATGACGGCGATCGTGGACGAGAAGCGCCGTCTGCGCGGTGCGACGAGATGGTCGATGGCGGCACGCTGCTCAAGAATGGCTTCGTACGGCCTGTTGGGCGAGACGCCCGAGGAGCCGACCGAGCGGACGAAACTCCTGTGGATCCGAGGCAAGCTCGACGAGGGCTGGTTCATCGACCACATCCTCGCTCCGCGTGTCGGCGGCGAGAACGTCACCCGGGAGAAGGCCGTGCCGTGGCCTGTCGACCAGCTCCCCGTCGGCGAGCTCCACGAGGACGCGTTCGTCTCGACGGAGGGGATGCCGTACGAGATCAAGTCCCACGCCGACGGCTCTCTGATGGACAGCGACTACCTGCAGCTGAAGGGCGCGCTCCACTACGACCAGGACGTCGTCGCCCCGGCCGGGAAGCCGAAGGTCGGGGCGCTCGTCGTCATCGACCGCGACCTCCAGTGGCAAGCGATCCCGGTGTACCTCACCGACGACGCGATTGAGGAGGTTGAGCAGCGCGCCGCCGACGTGATCCGTGCCGGCAAGACCGGTGAGCTCCCCGACCGTGTCTGTGAGAAGCCCGGTGACGCGCGCGGGCATCTGTGCCCGTTCGCGGAGAAGTGCTTCGCTGGATGGTCACCGCCCGATCCCGTTCACTTGGACGGGGACATCGGGCTGCTCGCGATCGAGCTGATGCACGCGCAGACCGCCGAGCGGGCGAAGCGGAAAGAGGCTGCGGCGATCGAGGAGGAGCGGAAGGCGATCGCGGAGCGGCTCGCCGAGTGGAACCTCGTGCCGGGACTGGAGTACCGCGGCGCCGGCGTGCGGTTGAAGCGGACGAAGGTCGACGACAGCGAGAAGGTCAGTCTGTCGCAGCTGAAGAAGGCCGGTGCGTTCACGCCGGAGCTCGAGGTTGCGTTGCGGCCGTTCATCAACGCGTCGGGCGGCCACGACCGGTGGTCGGTCAAGCCGGACGCTGACGCTGGGCTGACCGCGGATGACTTCGGTGAAGAGGCGCCGTTCTGATGGCGGCCGTCGCTGTCCGGTTCCTCTACACCGAGCTCGCCGCGGAGATCGACCTTCCTGCCGCCGACACGGTGGAGGAGCAGATCACGCATTTGCAGGAGCGGCGGGCGTTCCAGCTCGAGACGCTGTCGGCGCGTGATCCTCAGGAGCTGCCGTCGGCGAGTCTGCTTCGGCTTCGTGCGACGCGGTGGGATGAGGTGTCGAAGTGCGAGGCGGCGTTGACGATGCTGGGCGCGCCGTTCGAGTCGCCTGTGGAAGAGGGACCGTCGTGATCTGGGTGCTCGTCGGGTGCTTCGCCGCGGTGGTTGCGGTGGCGTATGTCGTGGCGGCCGTGAACAGTCGGATCTACCGGGCTCGCTCGCGCCGGTTCTTTGAAAGGGCCGGACGCTGATGGGCAGTAGCTCGCTGTTTGCGCCCCGTTGTGCCGGCTGCAATGTGCGGCCACCGTGGGAACATCGCTGCCACGGTCAGGGCTGCCCTTGCGAGGACTGTGAGGGCCGTTCGTGCGAATGCCCTGAGTGTCTGTCGGATCGCACGGTCGCGGCGCTCTTCGTCATCCCGAACGGCGTCTATAGCGGCCTGCTGGACGTCGAGTGCTGGGACGAGGCTCGCGATGCTCGGCTCTACGCCGGGCCTCATCCCGTCGTCGCTCATCCGCCCTGCGCTCGCTGGTCGCGCCTGGCCGGCTTCGTCGAGTACGTCCACGGCTACAAACGCGGCGATGACGGCGGGTGCTTCGCGGCCGCCCTGGCATCTGTTCGGGCCTTCGGCGGGGTGCTCGAGCATCCCGCCTACTCGAAGGCGTGGGATCACTTCAACCTGCCCGAGCCGCTCGATCGCTTCGGCTGGACGGGAGGCCTTTGTGGCGGCTTCTCGGCCTACGTCGAGCAGGGCCGCTACGGCGAGTTGCCCGTGAAGAAGGCGACGTGGCTCTACGCTTACGGAGTCGAGCTCCCGGAGCTTCGCTGGGGGTATCTCTCGGATCGGGCCAGCGACGCTGCGAACCAGAACGCGCACGGCGACATGGACGGGTGGCGCGACTCGTGGCGGCCGGCGCTCAAGCGCGGCTGGCGGATCAACGAGCACCGCGACGGCGAGGTCGCTGCGGTCTCGGCGGTCGACGGCCGGATGCGAGGGGCGAAGGCGAGCACGACGCCGGTCGAGTTTCGTGATGTGCTGCTCGCGATCGCCCGCACCGCGAAGGTCGTCGAGGTCGCAGCATGAACCGGCCGCAAACCAAGCTTCGTAGCCCGAAAGGAAACCAGGCGTGAGCACCGTCGAAACGACCGACTTGACGCGGAACGCGTTCGTGGAGATGCTCGCCGAACTCGGAGGGCCCGACGCGCTCCGCTACCAGTTCATGGCATCCGGCGAATACCGAGCCCACCCGATCGGCCAACTCGCGGGCCGCTACCTCGACGCCCTCACGTTCGAAGAGTACAGCCAGAGCACCATCACGAACCGCACCCAGACGCTCTCGTGGCTCACGTTCGACCATCCGACGCTTGAGCCAGCAGACATCACGTACGAGTTGCTCGTCGAGTTCCTGATGACCCATTGGAAAGACGCCGCGCCGAACACGAAGGCTCAGCACGTATCGAGCCTCAAGAACTTCTTCGAGTGGGCCTACGAGCACGACCACATCCCCTCGAACCCCGCCAAGAAGCTCAAGCCGCCACGGAAGCCAGAGACCGAGCGCCGCTCACACTCGCACGACATCATCAAACGGCTCGTGCTCGCGCAGCCGCAGCGCCGCGACCGCGTCGCGATCCTGACGATGTACTGGTGCGCGCTCCGACGCAACGAGCTCCGCCAGGTGCAGTTCCGCCACATCGACCTTGGCCGGCGCGTCCTCACGGTGTTCGGGAAAGGCGGCCGGGTGAACGAGCAGAACATCCCGGAGCCGTTGGCGCTCGAGCTCGAGCGGCTCATCCTCGACCGTCAGGCCGACCCGGACGAGTTCCTCCTCTACCCGCAGAAGGTCGGCCGTCGCGGCGGCTGGCCCACCTACGCCCAGGACATCATCTGGGAGAACCGTTTCGCGCCGTTGACGCAGCCAGGGATAGACAAATGGTGGCAGCGCTGCCGGGCCCGCGCCGGGCTCGGAGAGGGCGACTCGAAGGTACTGATGCACGAGCTCCGCCACACCGCCGGCACGCACGCCCAGGAGGCCGGACACGACCTCCTCGCGACCCAGGAGCTTCTCCGCCACCGCTCGGCGGCGACGACCGAACGAACGTACATCCACATCGACCGCCGGCAGGCCGTCGCACGAGTGCAACGGCAGATGACCGACCCGATGGCCGACACGGAGAACGAATAAACCGTGTTTGGCTCCCCGACAGGGTTTGTCCCCCAGCATGGACGCACATTGGCGATAGCACGTACTTCGGAACGTGCCCGTGAGCAGGATTTTTCCGCTCATGGTTCGCTGAGATCGCGTCTCGGCTGGGATTGTGACACAGCCGAGGCCGATTCTTGACCCCTCAGTCCCGGACACCATTCGAGGACACGAGCGTGCCCGTCGTGCGCTCGCAGGAGCAGATCCGGAAGCTTCTCCGCGATGCTGGCGCCGAGGGCGTCCAGTTCACCGAGGAGTGGGGGATGCTCCCGGTCTTCCACGTTCGGTTCGTCTGGCCGCTCGGCGAGAACAAGCAGGCCGTCCGGTTGCAATGCTCACCGCTGCCTGAGGATCACGGCGGGAAGTGGAAGTCCGTTGAGCAGCGCGAAAGGCAGGCGTGGCGTGGGCTCGCGCACTACCTCGAAGGGACGATCAAGGCCGCCACGTTCGGGCTCGTGAAGTTCGAGGACATCTTCCTCAGCTTCATGGAGCTCGAGCCGATGGGCCGCACCCTCGGCGAGGTCGTCATCCCGCAGATCGCTTCCGGCCAACTGGCCCTGAACGCGGGTGCTCCGTGAGATAGCCCCGGCCGTATCCCCCGAAGCACCGCTGGGCGCCAGCCGAGCGATGCCGAGCCGCACCACGGGCTCGAGGCCCTGTCATCAACGGAAGGAACGGAGCTCTGACCCGGATGTTGACCGCGATCGTCATCCTCACTGTCCTCTCGCTCGCGTCGATCGCGAGCTCTTCGGCGCATCCGCGCCGCGGCCACCACCGCGGCCCGCACCACTCACCGAGGTTCCTGATCGTGCAGCGGCTCCAGGCCGGCCTCGCCGGCACACCGCTCGAGCCGTACTCCTACGCGATCGAGAAAGCCGGCCACCAATGGAACGTGTCGCCGTTCCTGATCGCAGCTATCAGCGGCGACGAATCAACGTTCGGCGAGTACGCCTGTCAGGGCAACGCATGGGGAATTGCATCGTGCGGAATCACGTTCCCGGACTTCGCCACCGGAGCGATGTACGAGGCCCACTTGCTCCGCACCGGGTACCTGAGCCACGGCGCCCGGTCCGTCTGGGACATCGCCCGGAGCTACTGCCCGAACTGCTCGGAGTGGCCCGGGAACGTCGCCGGGTTCCTGCAGCGGTTCGACGCGTCCCTGTACCAGCTCACCTACCCAACCACCTGAGAGGAGATCCGTGAAGATCGACCTGAAGCGCTTCAAGATCGAGAAGGCAGCCCGCAAGGACGGACACCTTCCCACGCTGAACGGCGTTTATTTCGATCCCGAGGACGCGGTGCTCGTCGCCGGCGATGGCTACGGGCTCGCCGTCGTTCCGATCCGCGAGGTCGGACTCGACGACGACGCCGGCATGATCCCCGCCGAAGCGATCCAGCTCGCCCGCGCCAGCCAGGGAAAGAGCCCCGATGCGGAGCTGTCCGCGAACGGGAACGTGACGGTCGGCCTCCGCGGGAAGCCGGTCGAGTTCGCCCGGGAGTCCTCCGAAGGGTTCCCCGACTGGAGCGAGCAGATGAAGACGAGCGGGCGCCCGGTCGCGACATTCATCCTGAGCCCGAAGACGCTGCAGAACGTCGCTGACGCGCTCGGGTCAGGACTCGTGAAGCTCGAGCTGCACTCCGGGGGGAAGGCAAAGGTGTCGCCGGTCTATTGGGACGACGAGTACCCGATGCCGCGCGGCGTGATCATGACGCAGACGGTCGAAGCCGCATGAGCGAGGTGGCCGCGATCGTCGAAGAGTGGCGAGCCGTCGTCGGCTTCGAAGGTCTCTACGAGGTCAGTTCGCTCGGGCTCGTCCGTCGCGTCGGGAACGCCGCCAAGTCCGGGAACGGACGTGGAGGTGGCGCGCGCCTCGGGCGGGTACTCGCGTTGACCCCACACAACGGCGGCTACGTCCACGTCCAGCTCTGGAAGGACGGCACTCCGACGACACGTCTTGTCCATCTGGTCGTTGCGGCGGCCTTCCTCGGTCCGTGCCCTGACGGCCTAGAGGTTAACCACGAGGACGGTGACAAAAGCAACTGCGCCGTCACGAACCTCGAATACCTCACGCGTCCCGAGAACCTTCGCCATGCCTACCGGACGGGCCTGCGGAAGGTCAGCATCGAGCAAGCAGTCCGGGCGCGCCGAAAGCCTCGCGTTCTTATCGCATGCGCCTGCGGCTGCGGCACTCAGATCGAAACGCTCGACCGCAAGGGACGCGATCGGAAGTTCGTCAGCGGCCACAACACCAGAAAGGAGGTGCTCGTTTGAGCGAGCACGCCGAATATGAAGGCTGGGCGATATTGGAATTGCTTGGGCATCGCAGGCTCGCCGGGTATGTGACCGTGGTCGAGCTCGCCGGGCAGCCGATGTTCCGCCTCGACGTGCCCGGTCAGGTCTATGCGGGCGAGGAGACGGGGCAGGCGACTCAGTTCGTCGGGCCTGGGTCGCTCTACGCGTTGACGCCGACGACGGAGGAGATGGCGCGGGCGGTCGCGGCGAGGAATCGCCCGGCGCCGGTCCACGCGTGGGAGCTGCCGAGGCCCGCGCTGCCGCCGGCGCCCGAGCCCGCTGGGATCGATGCTCCTGGTGATCTCGGCGGTCTTGACGACACGGTCTACGCCGAGCCCGACCACGCCGAGCTCGACCCGGAAGCGATCCCGTTCTGATGCGTCGCGGCCCGCTGCTCCCCGCGAACTTCACCCATGACGACCTGATCGCGGCCGGGCTCACCGAAGGCGACTGCGACGAGGTGCTCGCGTTCCGTGAGTTCCTCCACGTCGCCGGGCCCGTGCCCTCGAAAGACGAACGCGACGCCGGCGCGACCGTCGCTGTGCCGGAGCCGTGGTACTCCTACGCGCTCGGCACGCTCACCGGCAGACAGGCGCTCGAGGCGGCCGCGCACGCCGAAGACGACGGGCCCGCCTGTGTGTCGTGCGGCTGCACCGAGAACCGCGCCTGCGAGGGCGGCTGCAGCTGGGTCTCGCTGAACCCCCCGATCTGCTCGGCGTGCCTATGAACACACCGATGAAAGCCCTCTCGCTCACGCAGCCATGGGCGAGCCTGGTGGCGGCCGGGGCGAAGCGGTTCGAGACACGCTCGTGGTCGACCGGCTACACGGGTCCGCTCGCGATCCACGCCGCGAAGGGGCTCTCCTCGATCGGCGGGAAACGCGGCCTCCTCGAGGTGTGCGACCTGCCGTTCTTCCGGCAGACGCTCGCGCTCACCGGCACCGTCGCGGCGGATCTGCCGCTCGGGCAGATCGTCGCCGTGTGCACGCTCGCGCAGAGCGCGAAGACCGAAGACGTACGCGCCTACCTCGAAGGCGTCGACGAACCGGCCGAGATCGCGTTCGGCGACTACAGCCCGGGCCGTTACGCGTTCGAGCTCGTCGACGTGCAGGCAGTCGCACCGATCGCCGCCGTGGGGGCGCTCGGGCTCTGGGACGTTCCGCGGGAGGTCGAGGCGCTCATCGGCCGGATGGTCGGGGCGGCGGCCTGATGCCGTACGTCCCGAGATCGAAACAGCAGGTGATGAAGGGCCGAGACAACCGCCACCACGGCCAGGTGTTCGGTGAGGTCACGTTGAGGTGTGGCCACCAGGCGCATGGCGAGCCGCGGCTCTCGAATCCGGACAAGTGGTTCTGCGGGGAGTGCCGGTCGTACGAGCTCGCACGGAAGAGGGCCGCGTGACGGCCACGTTCGCCGAGGACACCCAGCTCGCGATCAAGCAGCTGCAGCGCTCATGCCCGGCGTGCGCAGGCCTGGGGGTCCTCGAGGCGACCGACATCTTCTGCGGCGCCGGCGGGTCGTCGCTCGGACTCGAGAACGTTCGCTGTCACGCCTGCGGCCGCTCGCTGATCGTCGTAACGCAGGCGCTGAACCACTGGGACCTCGCCGTCGAGGCGCACAACTACAACTTCCCGTTCGCCGACCACGACGTCCACGACGTCCAGGGCATCCACCCGAAACGGTTCCGGAGAACACCGCTGCTCTGGGCGTCCCCTGGCTGCGGTTACCACGCGTTCTGCCGTGGGCCCAAGGAATCGACGGAGGAGGCGCTCCGCTCGCGCGCGACCTTCAACGACATCATCCGCTGGACGGAATACCACCGCTACGACGCCGTGATCGTCGAGAACGTGATCGAGGCGCGGCTCTGGTGCGACGACGCTACCCACGGCGAGAAGTGCAACTGCGGCTCGCATTTCGACTGGTGGCGCGCCCAGATGGAGCTTCTCGGTTACGAGAGCCAGATCGTCTTCTTCAACTCGCAGTTCGCGCTCCCGACGCCGCAGTCACGCGACCGGATGTACGTCGTGTTCTGGCGCAACGGGATCCGCGCGCCCCTGCTCGACTTCGCGCCGATCTCGTGGTGCTCGACGTGCGAGACGGTTGTCCGTGGCCGCCAGGTGTGGAAGCAGGCGGGGAAGCGGACAGTGCGGGCGCAGCCTGGGAAGTTCGAGTGGGGCCGCTACGGCGCGCAGTACCTCTACCGCTGCCCCGAGTGCGCCGACCCGGTCGCGCCGGCGGTCACGGGCGCCCGCACGATCCTCGACTTCGATCTGCCGGCGGAAAGGATCGGCGACCGGAAGAAGCCGCTGAAGCCGAACACCTACGAGCGGATCCGTGGCGGCCTCATCGACCTCGGCGCGCTCAAGCCGATCGTGGTTCAGGTCGGCGGTCATCTCTACGAGCGCCGCCGCGGAGTGCGGGTGTGGAGCGTCGAGGCTCCACTGAAGACCGTTCACGGCACGAGCGACAAAGCGGTGGTGTTCCGGTACGGCGGTCAGTCGCCAGCGCCCCGCGCAGTCGGCGAGCCGATGAACACGATTACCGCCCATGACCGGCAGATCGGGCTTTGCGTTCCTGCCGGCGGGCAGCGCGCCGACGCGAAGTCGCTCGGCGAACCGACTCACACGGTGATCGGGAACGACCGGCTCGGCGTCGTGATCCAGAACATGGCGAACAACGGCGCGCGGCCGCTCGAGCAGCCCACGCCCCCAGTAACCACGGGCGGCAACCACATGCTCGTGCTGCAGAAGTCGAGCAACGGCATCGGCCGCACCGAAGGCGAGCCCGTCCCGGCCATCACCGCGTCGAGCGGCGAGCACATGCTCGTCCAGGTCAACCGCGGATCGAAGGGCAAGTCGCGCGACCGGAACGTCCAGGTGCTCGGCGAACCGACCCGCACGATCGCCGGGCATGGCGAGCTCGCGCTCGTCTCGCTCCGCAACCACGGATCGGCTCGGCCGCTCGACGAACCCGCGCACACACTCGCCGCGAGCGGCCAGCATCACGGCCTCCTTGTCTACAACGGCTCGCCCGGGTTCGTGCGGTCCCTCGACGACGCCGCGGGCACGGTCACCGGCCGCGACAAGCAGAGCCTCCTCGTGCCCTACTACACGAACGGGCGCGCCCGTGGCGTCGACGAGCCGATGGGCGCCATCACGACCCGCGACCGGGAGGCGCTCGTCGTCACCGACGCCGACATCAACGAGTGCCTGTTCCGGATGCTGCAGTGGCCCGAGCTCCTCCGTGCGCAGCAGATGCACATGCACGGCGACGGGCGCGAGTACGAACTGACCGCGAAACGGCGCGGGCCAACCGGCCGGATGCGGGAGCTCTCGAACGAGCAACGCGTGAAGATGATCGGCAACGCGGTCTCGTCACCGGTCGCGACGATGCTCGGCGCCGCTCTCGTCGACGTTCTGGCGAGGGCCGCATGATCTGGCCCTTCAAGAAGCAGCACGCGCCCGCCGCCCCGGAACCGCAGGTCGAGGAGCAGACGACCGACCCGCCCAATCCCCGGCAGCAGCTCGACGCGATCGCGACAGGCATCGTCCACATGCTCAACCCGCACGCGTTCCGCGTCACGCACGGCGCCCCAGAGGGGCCGCTCACCCAGCCGAACGCCCGCACCGCAGTCGAACGCGAAGCGAACTGCACGAGCCAGCCATGGGAGTGGGCGAGCCACGTCTACCTCACCGCCCACGGTGAGCTCCGGTGGCGCTGCTGCGCGAACCTCTTCACCGACGACCACTCGCCGTACTGCGGAATGCCCGAGGGGAAGCAGCTGTGATCTGGCGCTCGACGATCGAGACCGACATCGTCGCGAACGAGCTCGCCGACCGGCACTACAGCCGCCAGACCCCCGGGTGCGGACAGGTCGGGCCGCCCGGCTCGAGGATCGTCCTCGTCAGCATCTGCGGTCGCGCGCTGTGGATCAGCCAGTACACCCGCTATCCGGACGACGGCCTCGACGCCTACCGCTGCTCCATCTTCCGGAACGAAGGCGCGGGGCTCTCCTCGACGCTGATCGCCGCGGCGATGGAGGTCACCGAGGAGAACTGGGGGCCAGCGCCTGACGGGTGGGTGACCTGGGTCGACGTTCGGCGGATCCGGTCAACGAACCCGGGCTATTGCTTCCTCGCGGCTGGCTGGAGCCGCGACGACGGGTGGTCGCCCGCGCGGGGGCGCCGCGGCCGCGTTCGGCTTCGCGCCGTTGCGAAACGGGGGGGGGCTTCAGCAGAAGCAGCTTGCCCTTGGAGCCGCGGCATGAAAGCGACATCGACCTCGCGCAGCCCGATCCCATGGTTCGGCGGGAAACAGAAGCTCGCCGACCAGATCATCGCGCTCTTCCCCGCCCACGACAGCTATGTCGAGGTGTTCGGCGGAGGCGCAAGCGTTTTGCTCTCGAAGCCGCCGGCGACACTCGAGATCTACAACGACCTCGACGACGGCCTCGTCACGTTCTTCCGGGCGCTCCGCGACCAGCCAGACGAGCTCGTCCCGATGCTCGAGCTCAGCCCCTACTCGAGGTCCGAGTGGCAGCGGTGCCGGGAGACGTGGCGGGAGGAGGGGATCACGGACGTCGAGCGCGCGCGGCGGTGGTTCGTCGTCGCCACGCAGAGCTTCGGCGCGATGACCGCCCGCGGCCGCGAAGGCTGGGACGAATCCGGCGTTCGGATCCCCGAGCCCGCATGGCGCCGCGAGCTCCGTGCCGGCGGCGGCCCCGCAGGATGGAAAGACGACCGGGGCCCGAACGGCGAGCGCCACCACGGCCGCGGCTGGGGCGGGGAACGGCTCGGCCGTATGTACCTCTCGAGGGCCGCGTCGAACGCGAACCGGATCGACCACATCTGGCGGTTCGTCGAGCGGCTCCGCGTCGTCCAGATCGAGAATCTCGACTGGCGCGCCTGCCTCGAACGGTACGACCACGCGGACGCGGTCTTCTACCTCGACCCGCCCTACGTCCCCGCGACGCGACGCGCGGGCGGCTACGAGCACGAGCTCGGCCCCGAAGACCACGAGGAGCTCGTCGAACGCGTCCTCGCGTTGACGGGTGTCGTTGTGATCTCCGGCTACGACCACGAGCTGTACGCGCCGCTCGTCGACGTCGGCGGGTTCACCCGGCACGAGTACGGGGTGTGGTCGAGCGCCGGTCGGAAGCAGAGCGGCGACAAGCGCGACCGTCGCGTCGAGGTCGTATGGGCATCCCCGCACGCTGCGATGCCGACGCTCTTCACGGCCGCGGCGGGTGTCGCGTGACGACGCTACGCGGGCTTCACGACGAGGCACCCATCGACGTCGTCGCCGTCCTCCGCGACCGTCACCGCGACCACAACGAGGCTGCTGTGGCCCTGGTGGATCCGGTCTCCGGGCGTCCACGTCGGCGTCGCAGCCCGGAACGTCCCGAGATCCTCACCCGTCTCGCTGAGCAATCGGAACGTCGGCACGACGCGGGAGGCTACCGGTGACCGCCACGTTGTTCCCGACAGTCGAGCTGCTCGAGCACCAGTTCACCGAGCAGGTCATCGGCACGAAGAACAAACCCGGCATCGCCCGCCAGGTCGGGTTCCGGGTCTACCACACCTACCGCTCGAAACGGTCGGAGCCCGGGTGGCCTGATTGGGCGCTCGTCCGTGAGCGCTTCATCACGCTCGAGCTGAAGACGAGCTCGGGGAAGGTCAGCGACGCGCAGAAAGCATGGGGGCGCGACCTGATCTCCGGCGGCGTCGAGTTCTACATCCCTCGGCCCGCTGACCTCGACCTCCTCGCGCTCATCCTCTCCTCCCGGGAGAACGCCGGCACCGGGCTGCTCTCAACGGTTGAGGCGCAGGCGGCACGGGAGTTGCTGCATGCGAAAACCGTGGAGGCGATCGCTTGACCATCCTCGCCATCGCGCTCGCCGCGCTGCTCGCATGGGCCCTACTCCACATCGCCCTGACCACGGAGGAGGACGAGCTCGTGATCGCGGGCGCCGCGCTCACCGGCAGCCACCAAGTCGCGTTCTCGATCCATGTCCTCGAGCACGCCGTCGACCAGGCCCAGGCGCGCTACCCCGGCGACGACATCACCGGCGCAGCGATCGCCGCCGACGTCGCCAACGCGCTCGAGGAAGGACGCAACGGCAACCAGCTCACGGAAAGAGGCCGGTCGCTCCGAGGCGCCAAAGACGGATCGCAGCTCGCGTGGACACGAGCGGGCGAACGGATCTACGTGTGGAAGCCAGACGGTCCGCACAGGCTGATCGTGATCACCGCGCTCCCGCCCGTCGAGACCGCGCCGGTGGAGACGGCTGTCGCGCGGGCGTTGCGAAGGGCGATGGTCGCGTGAAAGAGCTCACCCTTTTCGATCCGCCAGCCGCGATTCCGCGGTCGCTCACGGATCACCAGGCCGAAGCGTTCGAGCACGTCCGGGAGGCCGGCCACGACGGCATCCGCGCGGACGAGCTCGGGCGCCTCATCGGATCCGCGCCTTTGCACTGCCGCCAGAACGGGCTCTCGCTCCTGCAGGCATTGAAGAAGAAGGGGTGGGTGCGGCAGACGAAAGGCGGCGTGTACGTCGCGATCGAGCTCCCCACCGGCGACGACTTCGGCGAGATCCCGTTCTGACCATCCCGACTTTCACCCGCACGACCAACCCAACAAAGGAGAGACCGTGAACAAGCTCTACCGGCAAGGCGACGTCCTCATCATCCCCGTCGCATCCATCCCCCACGCGACCGACGCGGTCAAGCGTGAGAACGGCCTCGTGATCCTCGCCCACGGCGAGATCACCGGCCACCACCACGCGATCGCCGACCAGAAGGTCGAGCTCGTCACAAGCCAGGAGGCAGACGAGCTCCGCACGTGGCTCTCGATCACCACCGACGAGCCCGTCGCTCTCACCCACCAGGAGCACGACACGATCATGCTCCCGCCCGGAAGCTATGAGGTGCGGAGGCAAAGGGAATACGCCCCTGACGCTCCGCGCAACGTCCAGGACTGATCCCGATGCCAGCGAGCAAGTCTGGGGTCTGGGTAAGGCCTCGTCACGGAACGATCACCGGCTACAAGAACTACCGCTGCCGCTGCGCGCCTTGCAAAGCGGCGAACGCTGCGTCGCATCGCCGGTGGGCGGCGAAGAACCGGCCGCACACGCGGAGCAAGGCACGCGATTACTACCGCGCGCATCCGGACCGTCGTCGCGTTCAGACGCTTCGGCGGTATGGGATCACCGCTGAACAGTTCGAAGGGATGCTGGAGGCACAGGAAGGTGCCTGCGCGATCTGCCACGCAGAAGAGGTCGTTCTGCAGGTCGATCACGATCACTCCTGCTGTCCTGGTCAGCGCTCGTGTGGCGGATGTATTCGCGGTCTGCTGTGCGCGAAGTGCAACACGGCGGTCGCGTTCTTCGACGACGATCCCGAGCGGCTCCGTCGGACGATCAGCTACCTGACGATCTCCGCTCTTGAGGCGGCGATCTGATGACGAAGAAGAAGATCGCTCAGCTCACAAGCGAGCAGGAGGCGGCGCTCCACGAGAGCGTCGCCTCCTGGCTCCAGACCGGCCGGAGCACCGAACGGTGTGACAGGGAGGCCTGCGAGGCGGCATGGACGGGCATGTACGCGAAGCTCGGCGAGCGGCGGCCGATGGTGCTCTGGTTCGACAGCCCCCTCGCGTGCATTCTGGCATGGGGGATCCTGTCGCAGCTCGGCTCGCAGCTCGGCTCGCAGCTCCGCTCGCAGCTCGGCTCGCAGCTCGGGGTCCGCTGGGGCGGCGGCTGGTGGTCGTGGTACCCGGCGTTCTACTCCTGGCCCGAAGTGCACCTGGCCGACCAGGGCTTCGAATACGACAAGGAGGCATCGGAACGGCTCGGTCTGTGGCGGCAGGACGCCGAGAACGCCCACTGGTGGTTCCCGTACAAGCCGCTGATCCTCGCCAGCGACCGCCCCACCACCCTCCAGGTCGACGAGGAAGGGCGGCTGCACAGCCAGACCGGGCCCGCGCTTCAGTACGCCGACGGGTACAGCCTCTACGCCTCCCACGGGGTTCGCCTCGATGACCGTCGGATCATCGAGGCGCCCGAGACGTTGACCTCCGCGGAGATCCTCGGCGAGCAGAACGTCGAGGTCCGTCGTGTGATGATCGAACAGTTCGGGATCGACCGGCTGATGTCGGAGGCGGCCGCGGTGCTCGTCGACGCCGACGTCGACACGCACGGCCGGCCACGCGAGCTTCGGCGGCTGCCGATGCCAGGCGACGAGGACGTGCTCGTCATCCAGGTCGTCAATTCGAGCCCCGAGCCGGACGGGCACTTCAAGGACTACTGGCTACGGGTGCCGCCAACAGTCAGCACGTGCGTGGAGGCGGTCGCGTGGACGTTCGATATGACCGAGAGCGACTACCGGGTGGCGATCGAGACGTGAGCGTGGCGATCGCCGGCGGCACGAAAATAGAGTGGTGCGACTTCACGTTCTCGCCCTGGTGGGGATGCGAACGCGTCTCGCCGGCGTGCGCGCACTGCTACGCCGCCGACTGGGCGAGATTCCGCGGGAAGGTCGACGACCTCTGGACAAAGACCGGGGAGCACCGGTTCCAGTTCATGAGCGACGCCCGGTGGCGGGAGCCGCTGAAGTGGGCCCGCAACGCACCCGAGGCCCTCGGCAGGCGACCACGGGTCTTCTGCGCGTCGATGGCCGACGTGTTCGAGGAGCGCCCCGAGCTCGACGAGCACCGCGACCGGCTCTTCGACCTCATCTGCGCCACCCCGGAGCTCGACTGGCTGATCCTCACGAAACGCCCCGAGTTCGCGCACGAATGGCTCCGCGGGTTCTACTGGCGCACGCTCACCGACCCGTTCGTGAAGGTGCCGCTCCGGAACGTCTGGATGGGCGTGTCGATCGAGAACAGCCGCTACACGTGGCGAGCCGACGTCCTCCGGGATCTCCCCGCCGCAGTGAAGTTCATCAGCGCCGAGCCGCTGCTCGGATCGCTCTTCGAGGACGCACGCTCACCCCGCCCGGCTGAGACGCCGACGCTCGACGAGCGCCGACGCGTTCGCGCACCCCTCAACCTGACCGGGATCGACTGGGTCATCGCCGGCGGCGAATCCGGGCCACGCTCCCGCCGCACCGACCCCACCTGGATCCGCGAGATCCTCGAAGCCGTCGACGAACAGAAAATCTGCCACGACCACCAAGTCTCGCTCTTCGTGAAGCAGTTGGGTGCCCGTCTAGCGAAGGAGCTTGGTCAGCGAGGCAAAGGGGACGATCCCTCTGGCTGGCCTGAGGATCTCCGTGTGCGGGAGTTCCCGCGGTGACGGCGTCCCTGAGAGTTCAGAGCGATGGCCGCGTCGCGGAGATCCTGTCGCGCTGCGATCTCCTCGGGGGTCATCCGCCGGCCGTTCACGGACGGCAACTTCACGAATCGCTGGACGAGTGCCGCCTGCTCAGCCTTCACCTGCAGGTACGGCTTGAGTGTTGCGCTAGCCGCGGCGGCCTGGGCGTTGGAGACCTGCCACATGTAGGCCGGGAGATTGTGCTCACGCGTGTTGTACTCGTAGACGCGCACTCGGCCACCGAACCGATCGGCGAGCAGTGTCGGAACCTGCGGTGTCACCTGGCTGAGTCCCATGATCGCGACGAAGTAGGTGACCTCCGAGCCGTCGGACACTCGCCGTTTGTATCGAGAAGAGATCGAGATGTACCCGTCGCAGTCGATGCAGCCGGCGAGATAGGGAAGCAACTGTCGATCGTTCAAGCCGCGAATCTTACCGTGTGGCTGCAGCTAGGCACGCTTCCCAGGAGCGCCGCATGAACGAGCTACGGCAGCTCGACGCGAACCTCGGGCACTGCGAGTTCCAATCCATCCGCGGCGATGACGGGCTCTGGCGCGCCCACTGCAAAACCTGCCCCTGGATCGGAGAGCCACAGCCTCACCCGCTCGACTGCGGCGAGGACTCAATCCGCCACTCGAAAGAGACCGCCTGATGGCGTATCGCGAGATCCACGACGACGTGCCGCTCTCCCGCACGCTGAACCAGCTCAGCCACTTCGAAGAACGCCTCTACTGGCGGATGCTCTCCCAGACCGACGCGTGGGGGCGTCTCTCCGGCGAGCTGCGGAAGATCCGTCTGCGCGCGATCCCCGAGCTCGCAGTCACCGATGACGACCTCGACCGGGCTCTCCGGCGTCTCGTCACGGTGGAACGCGTCGACGTCTACATCGAGTCCGGGGTGACGGTCTCTCAGATCGTGGACTTCGACGACCGCCAGCACGTCGCCAAGCTCAAACGGGCGCCCTCGAGGTTCCCGACCCGCACGACCGCATCAACATCGCCGTACGACCTGCCGCTCTCGCTCCCTCTCCCCGAAACCGGGCCTGAGGCTTGCGACCTGCCGCTCTCGAACGTCGAACCGATCCATAAACACCCTGCAAAATCACCGATCGACAGAGAGAAGACAGAGAGAGAAGACAGAAGAGAGATTGATCTACCGACAGCGGTGTCTAGGGAACCCGCGCGAGGCCTGTCGGTTTCAGAAACGATTCGAGGCTCGCTCGAACATTGCGGCCGATCCGTGATCAGCGATGCCGACATCCCCGCGAGACTTACCGTCCCGGCTTTCGCTGACCTGCCTGCGAGCGCGATCGGCGGATTCGACGCGCATGATCCGAGGTCGATCGCAGCTCGGCTCCGTGACGCCGACGACGGGACGGTGAACGTGCTCGCGAAGCTTCGGTCGCGGCTGCCGCCGGCGGCGTTCCTGGCGGCGATGGAGTCGCTCGAGGAGCGCCGCGGGAAGCAGCCGCCGCTACGTTCCGACGTGCGATATGTGGTCGGGGCATTGAAGACGATGCTGCGCGAGGGCACCTACCAACAGGGCGGAGCGGCGGCTTGACGACCGCGGGACGATCGACCGGCAGCGTGTACGTGTGCTGGTCCCCGATCTGGGATCCTAGGTTCGTGAAGATCGGGTTCAGCGCCGACGTGGGCAGCCGGATGAAGGCGCTGCGCGCGAACCAGATGCTCGTTCTTGACGGTGGCGGAGGGGTGGAGACTCATCTGCACGCGGCTCTTCGAGATCGTCGAGTTCGGCACGAGCATTTCGAGGTCGGTCCGGAAACGCTTTGGCTCTTGTCGCTGATGCGTGAACGACAACGCGAAGCCGGCCTGGCTGCCTTCGCTTCGAATTACGCCGGCTTCTTCGATCGGCTGGGGATCGATTTACGCGGCCAATACCCGTGGCAATCCAGCCTCTGGTCGCTCGGCGAGGACGCGCGAACCGATCGTCCGGCGGTCGCTCTTCGCGCGGACATCGAGCGGATCCTCGGCCCGTACGTGACGACCTACCTGTGATCTTCCAGTGAAGGCCTGCCGGGTGTGCGGTCGGAAGGCTGAGCGTCTCGTGCGCGCCACGACGGGACGCTCTCGGGTCCTGCTCGGGGAGGAGCTCGCGTGCCGGGACCACGAGGAGGCGGTTCGCCTCGACCTGCTCCGGGTACTCACGCGCCGGAGGGTGTCGTGACGATCGTCGGGAAGACCTACCTCGAGCGCGGGGAGCCGGTGACGGTGCTGATCCGTTGGCGCCCGGGCTCGCCGAAGGGCACGCCGCGGAATGTGCTGATCCGGCGCGCCGACGGGACGCTCGTAGTCCGACCCTTTCGCGGGCTCCGGAAGCCTTCGTCCTAGCGACGGGCCTCGCTGCCAGGGGTTCTCGTCGAGAACGTCCCGGTGGCTGGTAGGCGTCGTGTCCGGCCGACGCGACGGCTAGAAATGCAGTTCGCGCTGCTCCCGTGTCGGGGTTGGGCGTCATCAGGAGAAGTGCGGGACCGCCCGGTGGGCGCCGGGCGTCCCGCTGAGATCGGGCGATTCTCGAATACTGTCCGGCCCCATCCGTACGCTCGCGTGCTCCTGATCAACGCGGCCGGCGAAGACGCCCATCTGGTTCGGCCAACCGACACATCTTCCGGTTGTTGTCGTGCCACGGGACCCTAACTTCGAGGATCAGCGACCACGGCACAGGCACCGGCGGTCTGTTGTTCCAGCCGCCGCCGTTGACGTAGAACTTGCCGCCGACGAAAGCTGCATGGTCGGCGAGAGAGATGTGCGCTTGGATATCCATTTCAGACGAGCTCCGTTCTGCCGTTCAAACTCGAGCTGCTCGACGCCGACTGCAACGCCGTCGAGGTCGGCTCCGGGGCTTCCGTCGCCGCGACGACGATCGGTGGCTCCGTGAACCCGCTCCAGCTGGTGATTGTGATCTCGATCATCCCGAACGATTCGACGGTTCCGTCGAGGACCCTCCCTCCGGATCCTACGACGTGATCGGCCGCGACGCGAGCTACTTGCGCGGCGAGACGATTTGATGCACGCGCTACATACCGTTGACATGATATAGCACTACTGCTATATTATCGGCATGTGGGAAGTCGAAGTCACCGACGAATTCCGGGACTGGTACGAGGATCTCGACGAGGACAGCCAGGCGCCGATCATCGCGGCTGTCAAACAACTAGAGCAGCGAGGGCCGTCACTCCCTCGCCCGATCGCCGCAGAGGTCGTCGGCTCCCGCATCCACAACCTGAAAGAGCTTCGGCCGCTCGGAACAAGCATTCGGATCCTGTTCGTGTTCGACCCGCGCCGCTCCGCGATCCTGCTGATCGGCGTCGACAAGGCCGAGCAGGGCTGGAACGAGTGGTACGACCGGGTCGGGATCCCGGCGGCCGAGCGGCTGTATGACGACTACCTCGCCGAGTTGCGACGGGAGGGACTAATCGAATAGGGCGGGTTCGGGGCAAATCCGGCTAAGGGAAAAAAGGGGATCACATGAGCGGACACACGAAATTTGGGGATCTGAAGCACAAGCCGAGCCGCGAGAAGATCGCGGCGGCTGACAGGGAGCTTGAGCGGGCATTGACGCTCGCGGAGCTTCGCCGTGCGCGGGAGATGACGCAGACGCAGCTCGCGTCTGCGCTCGAGATGAAGCAGGGCGGCGTGTCGCGGATCGAGCATCAAACCGATCTGTACGTGTCGACGTTGCGGAGCTTCATCGAGGCTCTCGGCGGGCAGCTCGAGGTGACGGCGGTGTTCCCGGACGGTCTCGTACCGATCAGGGACTTCGCTGACCTCGACGAACCCGTGCCGGCGTGACCGTCACAGCTGAGGATGCGGCCGAGCTCCGAGCGGCTGTCGAGAAGTGCCGGGAATCGAGGGCGGAGCGCGACGCAGCCAAGCAAGAGCTTTACGCCTATCTGCGGAGCGCCCGCTCGGTCGCGACGGTGCGCGAGCTCGCCGAGGCATCCGGTCTGAGCTTCCAGCGGGTGCACCAGATCGTCGGGACGGGCACCGGCGCGTCGCCGGCAACGCATCTCTACTTCGCCGAGCACGGGAACCTGATCAAGATCGGTGTCACCTCGAATGTCGAACAGCGGATGAAGGAGCTGAAGACGACGCTTCTGCTCGCGGTTGAGCATCCCGAGCCGACGAAGCTCGAGGGGCAGCTCCACGGCTCGCTCGCCGCGCACCGCGTCCGTGGCGAATGGTTCAGCGCCCACGGCGAAGTGCTCGCCGCGATGGATACGCTCCGACCGTGACGACCACGTTCACCGTCCAGCCGTTCGCCGACGCCGACCAGGACGTCAGCGCGGACGAGCTCGACGCGATCCTCACGACCCTCGAGAACGACCCGGGTGTGCACGCGCCCGCCATGTCGTACGACTCCGAGCACAGGCGCGTCGGCGCGATCTTCCAGGTCGACTTCACGACCGAGCGCGACGCGACGATCGACACCGCAACCCGGATCGCCGTCACCGCGTTCGAGCTTGCGCTCGCCAGCGCACGCCTCGACGCCGAAGCGGTCGGCGTGTCGATCGTGGCGGGAGACGACCCCGACCTGCTCCCGTAGCTACGCGCGGGTGAAGGTCGAGCTAGTCCGCGTTTCGGTCGACGGTGTCGACTTGACGCCGTACGTCACGAGCCTCGACCTCAGGCCGGCCACGATCGATCTTTCCGGGGACCGCTCGTGCGGCTGCTCCAGCTTCGCCGACGATACTGGCGAATGGTGGATCGCGCTCTGCGTCGAGCACGAGACCGATATCGCCAACGGAGCCTGAGACCTGGCGGCTAGCTCTTCGATCCGAACAGCTTCGCGGCGAGCGCGGCGAGCTGCGGCTTCAGCGCTGCGTAAGCACCCACGAGAGCCGTCACGATCAACGCGGGCGCTGCCGACTTCACGGCAGACAGGCCGCCCTCGGCGAGGACATGCTCACCGTTGAAATACAGGGTCGTCGCGAACGTTCCGCCGAACACGACGGCGAGATGCTCACCGACTTTTCCGGCCGGTGTCTTCAGGAACTTCTTCAGCTTGGCGAGCATGCGGGTTTCTCCCTTCGAGGGATGGATGAGGTGGTGGTAGTGCCTGTGGAACCAGGGGCCGAGGAGCAGCCGGTCACGCATCCGGACGCCCGGCGGTGATGTGGAGCTGGAGCTGCTCGAGCGCCATCTGGACGGTCTCGAGGGCGGTGCCGATCGCTTCGGCCTGCGCGATCAGTGCGTCACCGTCGGCCTCGTCGTTCCGGGCGAGCTGCAGCAGGGTGCCGAGGGCCTCGTTCAGCTTCCGGTCCGCCTGCTCGTTTTGGTAGCCGATCGTGAACTGTGTGGCGTAGCTGATGAAGGTGCAGAACGCGAGGTACCAGAAGATCGCGCTGGTCTCTGACCATCCGAGGAGCCACGGGATGGTTGCCCACGCGAACGTCGTCGAGACGGCTTGCATGATCCCGGTCGGGTGCGCGAGCCATCTCGCGACGAGCCCGGAGAGCCGGGAGTTCACGAGACGTGATGCCCTGTCGCTCGCAGGATCAGGTCGACGACAACGGCCGCGATGACTGTCGCTGTGATCGTCGCGAGGACGATCGCGCCGGCCGGCCATTGCCTTGCGAGCCCGGTGATCCTGTCCGCGTTCCGTGTCTCGGACTGCGCGATCGCGGTCGCGGTCGATTGCTTCAGGTCGATGGTCTGGTCGTCCATCTGTTTCTTGAGGACGCCGGGGAGGCCTTCGACGATCTCGGCGAGATGGCGGACCTGCTTGCGGGTTTCGCGTTGGGATCGTTTGATCGTCTCGTTGCTGCTGGCGAGGTTCTTCGTGACGCGCTCGAGCTCCGCGACGCGTTCCTCGATCGACGGGTCGGCGCTCATGCGGGGAGCCTTATGACGACCTGGGTGGGGGCGCCGTGCGCGGCCTGCCAGGCGTTCTGGGCACTCAGGGTTGAGTAGGAGGGCCCGGCGCCGGTCGGGCCGCCGTTGTTGATCACGCGCCAGTCGCCGGCGGCGAGTTTCGCGCGGAGGATGGTGATGTGCGCGCCGGCGGGGTACGCGGGCCCGGTGAAGATGACGCCGTCACCTGGTTGGGCGTCGGTGAGGGTGGTGCGGGTGAGCTCGAGGAGCGCGCCGGTTGCGCCGTCGGGGTTCGGGATCTGGATCCCGGCATGCCACGCGCACCCGTAGTAATGCCCTGAGCAGTCGGAGGTGAGCTTTCCGTGCTGCGCGACGACGGCGGCCCAGTTCTGCCCTGTGGTGTCGATCGGCGCGACCCGGAACCAGTCCCGCTCGCCCGGCTGCTCGCCGATCGCCTCGCTGTATCCGAGGAGGTTGGCGTGGACGATGGTGAGGTCGGCGATCTGGAGGAACCGGTTGTGGGGTGCGGCGGCGATCGCGAGCGCTGCTTGTTCTTTCTTCAGGAGCCGGATCCCGTCGGCGTCGAACAGCTCGAGCGCGGCCATCCGGGCGAATGTGTTGGGCCCGATGATCCCGTCGGCGGTGAGGCCTTGGGCGTGCTGGAACTTCTCGACGAGCGCTACGGCCTGGGCGCCCATTGTCGGGGTGATCGTGACGCCGTTTTTCTGGCCGTGGTTCCATTTGACGAGCGCGCGTTTGTCGGCCTCGACGTCGGGGCCGTGGTCTCCTTGGTGGAGGACGCGCACGAATGGCGCCGTTGCGATGGCGGTCATTTGTGCCTCCTTGAAAGGGATGGTGTTGGGCGGTTCACGGGCCGAGCTCGGGGCTCGGACTAGGGGGTTACGTTGTGGCGGCCGTTGGTTCGACGAGCTGCGGTTCGATGATCCGCGCGGGGCGCCGGCCGCGGCGAAGGAACGGCTGCTCAACGAGGTGATACGAGATCGCGGCGGCAGCGAACGAGATTGCGACGATGGCCCACTTCTGCTGCGTCGTTGTTTCGAGTCCGTTGCCCCAGAACCAAATGAGGATCGGCCAGTGCCAGAGGTAGAGCGAATAAGAGATCCGTCCGACGTAGACGACCGGCGCGAATGACAACGCGGCGGCGAGTCGTGACTCCTCGTCAAGTGCGCCCACGAGGACGATGACGGCGAGCAGCGCGATCAGGGTTGTGTCGAGGCGGAATGTCCAGTGTCCGGTTGGCGCGAAGATGAGCCCGAGAACCGCGAGCGCGGCAAGCGGAGCGAACGGTCGCGCGCGTCGCGCCCAGAGCGGCCGACGCTCCGCTGTCAGGAGAACTGCCGCGAGTGATCCTGCGATCAGCCCGACGCACCGAGCATCGGGGCCGTATCCGAGATCGGAAGCGGAAGCTCCCAGAAGGTCACGGATCGAGACGGCGACGAGGGCGACGCAAAGCACGATTGCAGCGAGGCCCAAGCGGCGCTTCATGACCAGCAGGAGAGCGATCGGCCAGACGAGATAGAACTGCTCCTCGGTTCCGAGCGACCAGAGATTGCGGAGACCGAACGATAGGTCGACGTGCGTCCAGGCGATCGCCGCGTTGGTCGTGAAGGTTGCGGCCGCGAGTTCGCTCAGCCCGACTGACAAACGGTGCTCTGCCGCGCCGATGACGCCGTAAACCACGAGGAGGGTGACGAGCGCAGGGAGGATCCGACGTGCCCGCGCGACATAGAAGCCCCGCATGTTCGGGTAGTGGCTCTCTAGCAGCAACGTGGTTATGAGGAAGCCACTGAGGACGAAGAACAAATCAACGCCGAATTGTCCGTCAGTGGGTTTGTCGAAGACGTGGTAGCCGACGACTGCGACGATCGCGACGGCGCGGATCCCGGCGAGCGGACGGCGGTAGCCAAGCGATTCCACTGTCACACGATACGACCGTTTCAAGCTCTTTGTGACATGGGCGCCGTGCGCGGAAGGATCCAGACTCCTGTGCGGTCACCAGGGCACGGCGCGTCGCGCGGGATTGTTCCGGCGTAGATATCGTCGATGACTGTGCTGGATTGGCTGCATCCGAAGCCGACGAGGCCTGAGCCGATGTATGTGGCGTCCGTGTCGGTGTAGCTGAGGACTTCGTTCCATCCGCTGCCCTGGTTGATCCAGAGGTCGATGGTGAAGCATCGGATCCGCATCCCGATCTTGTCGCCGCTATTCACCGTTTGTGTCGCTGACGCGATCACGACTGCGGTACCGCCGACGGACTTTTGAATCTGCCACGCTGATGCGCTGCCCGAGGTGAATCCTCCGACCGTGAGACGGTAGAGCTGGTCGTGATCTGATTGCACCCGCACGCAGAGGTCAGCCTGGTTGTCGTTGCCGCCGCTGATCGAGCCGCTCGTCGTTTTGACTGTGACGTAGACCTCGCAGTCGGGCCCGAACTTCTGTGGTGTCCAAAACGTCTCTTCCTCGTTGATGTGGGGGTTGACGAGCGTGTTCGTTACGGCGTCGCCGACTCTCTCGAGGACGCCGGCGAGGCCGCCGACAGGCGACCAGTTACCGCCCTCAGAGAGGGGGTTCTCGTCGGGACCGGTGAAGCTAGATAGAAGGGCTGCGTAGTCGCCGAAAGCCATCAGGTTCCGAGGTAGTGGCCGAGCTCCACGAAGAGCGCGTCTGGCGGCATGGGTTTCTTGTCGCTAAGGCTGTTTGCGGCGTTGGAGAGGGCGCGGAGCGGTTCGACTCGGCTCGGGCGCTCCCTCCAGGCGCGTAGGAGCTCGTCGGCGCCCTCATCGAAGCTCACGTAGGTCGATAGCAGGCAGCCGAGCTGGTAGCGGCTGTAGAAGAGCTCCTCGTCCCAGCCGCCCATCCTGAGCCGGCGCCGGTACATCTCGATCGCCCGTTCCCACTGACCTGTCTCGCGAAGGGTCTGTGCGAGATAGAAGACCGAGCGGCTATCGGTCGGGTCACGTTCGACGGCCTGGTCGAGGAGCTGTAGGTAGGTGTCGGAGCGGCCTTCGCGTGTGCCTCCGTCGGCGCGGTGGGTGATCTTGAGGCTGGCGGTCGCTTCTTGGCGGAAGGGGCCGTCATGCTCGAGGTATTCGTGAACGGGCCCGATGTAGCGCCACCGGCCGTCATTTCGGATCAGCCGCGGCAGTTGGTGAATGGTTTCGCCGGTCCGGATGGTGACCATGTAGGCGTCGACGTCACCGGCGAGGTCTGGGATGTCCCCTTCGACCGTGTCGTCGGCGTCGATGATCAGCAGCCAGTCTCCACGCGAGGCGTTGAGCGCGCGGTTGCGGTTCGTGGCGAAGTCTGCCCAGTCGTGACGCTCGATCCGGCCGGGTAGATCGCCGAGCACGTACTTGGCGATCTTGCGCGTTCGGTCGGTCGAGCCGGTATCGCAGATCGTCCAGGAGTCGATAAGTGGCTTTGCCGACTGTAGGCAGCGCTCGATCACGTCGGCCTCGTTCTTGACGATCATGCAGAGTCCGACCGTCACAGGCCAGCCTGGTAATGGGCAAGCACCCGAGTCGCTGAGAGAGCGTTGCCGTTGTAAATGGCGACCTCGTCGATCGCGCCACTGAACCAGGTGTTGTCGGTTCGGTTTCGCGCGATATACGTCCAGTCGAAGCTGGTGAAGCCACTGTTTGCGGTGTCGGTGGCGGTCGCAACTGAGACGCCGTCAACGTAGATCGTCCAGACCTTGCCGGTCGTCCTCGTAACGGCGATGTGATGTCGTTTGAGGTCGTTGTATTTCGGGGTGCTGGCGGGAGCGACGAGCCCGACGTTGCCGTTGCAGCGCATTACGATCTGCGCCGTCCCTGTTGCGCTTATCAGGATGTGGAGGATCTGGGGTGAGCCGCCTGTGCTGTTCCGAGCACACCAAAGGGATTGGCCGCCCGAGGCTGTCAGGCCGGGCCCGAGCATGAACCAGGCGTCGAACGACCACGCGGTTGTTGCTGTCGCGATCGAGGGAACGCTCGCGGTAAGGACGTCCTGCGTGCTCCCGTTGAAGACAACAGCTGTGTTCGGATCGTTACCGAGCAACGAGGGGTAGCCGAGCGCCGGTGTGCCCTCATACGTGCCGGTGTTGCTGTTGCCTGAAGCATCGGCAGCGGAAGTACCGGTCAACTCCCCGAGCCTGTAGTAGGCGGTGGGGCTATCGGCGAGAACAGCGGCTTTGTAGGCCTCGATCGGGACGGAAGGCACCTGTGCTCGTGATGGCCGGAAGATCGAGGAGACCTGTCCGCTGACCCACATCTTTTTCTGGCTTGCGAGCATCAGCTGATCCGGTTTGCGTAGCCCCAGATCACGACGACGTTCGCGGCGTCGGCCGCGGCCTTTACGACCAGCGAGTTGCGAAGGATGAGGTCAGCGACAACGAGAGTGAGCCCAGCCTGGACGGGGATGGTCTGGACGATCAAGTCGTCCGGGCTTGTCGATCCTCCCCAGCCGAGCGTGAGAATTCTGACCGCCGTGTCGCTGTTGTATGCGAACAGCGTGATGTTGTCGGGAAGGGTTGCGTCGCTTGTCGCGGCGTGGATCGTGGTTCCTGATCCAATGCTGGTCGCCGCGACCTTGATCCCGCGGCCATCGGTCGAGCCGCTCAGGACGATCTTGCTGTACGCGCTCATGCGTAGACCTCCACGCTGTTGATTAGGCTGGAGTCGTCGGGGTTGGCGACACCACTTCCGCCTGCCGCGCCGGTCGCGCCCGTGGCGCCTGTCGCACCTGAACCTGTGGCGCCTGTCGCTCCCGTAGCGCCCGTCGGACCGGTGCCTCCGGTTCCACCAGTCGCACCCGTAGCACCGGTCGCGCCTGCTCCGGTGCCTCCCGTAGCGCCCGTCGCGCCCGTGGCTCCGGTTCCACCAGTCCCTCCTGTGGCTCCGGTGTGCCCAGTGGCCCCAGTGCCGCCGGTCCCTCCGGTGCCGCCGGTCGCTCCGGTGATGCCAACCACCTCCGCCTTGAACGTCACGATTCCTGTCCCGGGGTCAAAGACGAGCGTTCCGATCCCGTCCCCGTCGCTCCCATTCGATGTGGGGAGGCGACTTGTCCCTGTCGCCGCGACAGTGCAAAGAGCGGCCGGAACTACCGTTACCTCCGACCCAGGCCCTGGGCTTGTCTCGCCGCCGGTCACCCCGCCGCGGAACTCCGTCAATCCATCGCCGCGAAGACGCACCGCGAACGGCTCCGCGCCGCTCCCGATGTTCGTCCACGGCGACGTGAAGGGAGGCGGCCCGGGCGTCTGCCCGGTCGCGTAAGGCGAAGGGTTCGCCGCAAGGAGATCATCGACATCATCCACGCCCTCCGTTCCGAACGTCACCCAGGGGCCGTCGATCGGGTCCGAACTCCCCGCCTGGTGGGTGTCGTTGTGTCTGCTTGGGAACCAGCGCGGCATCAGTCACCGCTCCAAGGGCCCGTCGCGAACAACGCCGCCGGCGACAGATCCAACGTCAACGTCAAATCAGGTAGCAGCCCCGCCGCATTGAACGAATACGAGATCCCCTCCACGAAAAACGACACCGCATCGAAGCCGCCACCACCGATATGCGTCGTGTTCACGATCACCACGTCCCCGAGCTCGACGTTGCAGAGGAAGTTCCAGTGCGCCTCCCCATTCGGCTTTGACGGGTCGATCTGCTTGAAGGTCGCCTGCTGGATCGCTGTCAAAGGAGCCGACGCGCACGTCACAAGCCACTGCCCGTAGGCAGCGCACTCGTCGTTCGCGTTGTTCCCGGTCAGGATCCCGTCGGCGACATACAGGCCGGTCGCGCTCGCCGCGCTCGACGACTGGGGCCCGTACTTCCCGATCGACGTCGGGTTGTAGATCAGCTGCCCCTGCCGGAAGATCCCGCCGCCCAGGTCAACCGGTGCCCCGGAGCCCGCGATCTCGGAGTTCAGGATCCCCTGCGGCGTGAAGAGCGCACTGTTGACGACCTTCGAGATCGGCCGGCCAACCGTGAACGGGTCGCGGTAGAGCAGCGCGAACCCGCTGTTCCCGGCCACCGCCGGGCCGTCGCCGACATGCCACACGTTGACGAAGTCACCGTAATCGGACGGGTGGAACCGTGAGAGCCGCCCCAGGAACCGATAGATCCCCTCTTTCGTTATGAAGTGGTTCGCGACGTTCGGGAACTCCGCGTTCGCGGCGTCCTGCAACGCGCCCAGGAACGTGTAGCCGGGTGAATAAACACTCGGCTGCATGTGCACGTTGCCGCTGAACACCGCGGCGAGATCCGCCGGGAACGAGCTGAGGCCGGCGGTGATCGCGTAGTCGTTCAGGAGCGCGTTGATGCGGTCGTTGACGGCCTGGTAGGCGTAGGTGGTGTTGCCGCTCGAGTTCTGGGTGCTGGCGCCGCTGTCGGTGTCGTCGAAGTCGAGTCCCGGCGGGATCTCCGCGTTCGCGAACAGCGAGAACAGGTCGAGCGCGGGGATCTGGACGCGGTTGGTGCGGGTGCCCTGGTCGTAGATGTTCGGCTGAACATCCTGGGTGAGGCCGCGGTAGATCGTCACCGGGTTGCCGGTGAACTGGTTCACGAGCCTGACCCGCAGCGGGGCGTTCGGGTCGAGGATCCCGAAAGGCCCGTCGACGCTCGTGGGGTCGAGCGCACCGACCTTGTCGACCGCCGTGACGGTCGCCTGCCCGGCCTGCGTCTGATCGGTGAAGTAGTTCCGTCCCCGCTGGGTCGTCACCGCTGGGATCGCGACCCCGTCGACGGAGTCGAGAGCAACCCAGTCCGGGGACGCGTCAAGAGCGGCCGCGCCGTACGCAGCCTCGACAGTCACGACGTCCGTCAACTCAGGGCGCCATCAGAGCGCGCCCACCGAACGGGCCGCTCGAGCTAGCCGCCATCGCATGCGAGGTGTGCTGGATCTTCTGGATCACCTTCGTCACGATCTCGTCGGCGTTCGAGCCGGTGACGTGGAAGACGTACTGCGATGTGCCTGGCACCGAGAGCCCCTGCACGCCCATTCCGGTGGGGAGACGGCCGCCGTGCGCCATCAGCTGCGCGATCCGCATCTCGTCGGCCTTCTTCGCGCCGGCCGGGACGTGGAGCATCGCGGCGATCTTCGATGCGCTCAACGTCTTCGCATATCCCCGCGTGACGCCCTGCCCCAGAACCTGGTTCTGCTGCGCGATGTCGTCGTAGATCGCGATCTGCCCCTGCAGGCTCAGCGTGTGCGCCTTCAGGAGCTTCTCATCCCATTTCTTGATCGCGAGAGCGGCCTGGACGTCCTGTTCGCTCGTGGCGCCCTGATCACTCGACGAGGCCTGCGCGGCGGCGAGCTGCAGAGGCAGCGGAACCTGCGGGTTGTTGCGGAGGTTGTTGAGCTGTCCGCGCGCGGTCGCGGCGTGTTGCCGCGCGTCGTTCCTCTGGGTCGGCGTGAGCTCCTTGTTCGCGGCTTCGCTCTCGTAGCCGGCGATCAGGTTCCTGAGTGCGGCCTCCTGCCCGGCGACGTTCCCCTTCGACGCTTTCGCCTGCGCGACCCGTGCTTTGAGGCCGGAGATGATCGTGGATTCGTAGGTGAGGGCGTCCTTCAGTGCGGCGGCGTTCTCGCCCTTCTTCGCCGCGACCGCCTCGGCGGCGTACCGGGCACGCTCGGCCGCCGTCAGCTTCGAGTCCTTCGCCTCGTCCTTGAAGAACGTGATCTCGGCGTCCCTGGCTTTCGAGTCGGCCGTGGAGGGCTTCCCGTCATGGCCGGTGCCGCCGGCAGCGGAGACGGCGGTGATCAGCGACTCCGCATGAGTTGAGACACCGGACGCGTACTCCCGTTGGGCCTTCGCCGCGGCCGCCTTCTTCTTGTTGCTCGCCGACGTGGTTTTGGTCGTCGCGGACTTGATCGAGGCCTCGGTCGCCGAGCGGTCTGTCCCGTATTGCTGCAGCAGCGAGAGGTACTTCGTCTTCGTGATCTTCCCGTCCGCGAACGCTTTCTGGGCGTCGGCGAGCTGCTTGTCATCCATCGCGAGCTTCTCCTTGAGCAGCGCGACGTTGTTCGGGTCGAGATACAGCCCGGCCTGGATCTGCTCCGCCTTCGTGAGCTTCGGCGCGGCCGCCGTCGTGGCCGTCGGCGACGTTTTCCCGCCATAGCCCTTCATCTTCTCGAGCTGGCCGTTCAGCTCGTTGATCTGCTTCGGCGTCCAGCCGGCCGAGAACGCCTGCAGGTCTTCGGCCGTCACGTTCGGGTTCAGGTTCAGCGACGAGATCTTCTGGTCGGCGACCTGGAGGTAGTCGGCGTTGCTCGCGAAGTACGGCTTCAGCTTCACGATCTGCGCGAGCGTGATCCCCGAGATGACGTCGACGTCGTCCGAGGTCAGGTTGTGCCGGTTCATTCCGCCCGCGGTCGCTTTCTTCCTGAGCGCGTTGTATTCGGTGGTGCTGGTCGGGCCGGTCGGGATGATGCTGTCGCCGGTGATCGCCGCGCCGAGCTTCGCGGCGCCGAGCGCCGCCTGCGTGTCGACTCCGCCGAGGCCGGGGATCCCCGCGAGCGCGTTACCGACGGTGTTCCCGAACACCTTGTCGAGGACGCCCTTGCCGGCGCTGCTCTTCGGGACGATGTCGAGGATCAGCGTCGCGACGAACGCCTTCGCGGCCAGGCCCAGCAACCCCGCCCTCAGCCCCGCGACCTTCCCCTCAGCCGTGACCGCGCTCGCTCCGAGCCCCGCGACCTCAGCGTCGGTCTTGGCGAGCGCCGGACCGGCTCTCACGGGGATCGTCGTGAACGCTGTCCCGATGCTCTTCACCGCCCGGGTGGCCGCGGCGGCGCCGAGGATCACGGGGCCACCGACGGCGAGCAGCCCGACGACGATCCCGATGTCCTGCTTCACCGGGCCGGGAAGACCGGAGAACGCGCCGGCGATCTCGGTGACGCCGTTCGCGACCTTCGTGACCGTCGGAAGGATCGCGTTGCCCAGCCCGATGAGGATCGCCTCCATCTCCGCGATGTCACGGTGGAACGACGCCGCGGCGGTGTGCTGCTGCTCAGCCTCGCTCGACGTCAGTTTCCCGGTGCTCGCGATCACCTGGTTGACCTTCTGCGCGTACCCCGAGACGGGCGCGTCAAGTGACTGGACGAGCGTGATGATCGCCGAGCTCTGCCGTGACCGCCCGAACGCAGACGCCAAGTCCTGCTCGCCCTGCACCTTCCCGACGCTGTCGACGCCCTCCTTCAGCCGTTGAAGCGCGAGGAGCAGCCCATTCGGTTTCTGCAGATCGATCGCGAGCTCGTTCGCGCCGATCCCCATCGCCGCCAACGCCTTCTGAGCGACAGGGGCGGGATCTGACATCAGCTTCAGCGTCGCGCCGAGCCTCGTGGCTGCCTGCTGCGCCGGCACGCCGCGGTCGACGAGCACATCGAGGGCGGCGCCGACCTCGGTCAGGCTCACACCGACGAGCTTCGCGTTACTCAGGAGCCCGGTGCCGAGCGCGTCGGTCAGGTCTTGCATCGTCATCGCGCCGCCGCCGACGATCGCGTTCAGGGTGCCCATCGCCTGCTGGTAATCCTGGGCGCCCTTGACGTTCGACACGATCGCGCCACCGAGTGCGTTCGCGGTGTCGGTCAGGTTCGCCTGCCCGAGCGCCGCCGCGTTCGACGCGACCTTCAACGCGTTGATCGCCGCGGTACCGCGCAGCCCGCGGGACTCGAGGTAGTAGAGCGCGTTCGCGAGCTCAAGCGGGCCCTGCTGCGCCCCGCCCTTCGCGAGCGCGAGGACAGCGCCGTTCATCTTCTGCACCTCGGTCGCTGACGCGCCCGCCTGCGTCTGGATCCGAAGCATCGCCGACTGGAAATCGGTGCCGAGCTTCACCGCCGCGAACCCGGCGAGCAGCACCGGCGCCGTCACGAACGTCGTCAGGGTCCGCCCGATCTGCGACGCAGCCTCGAGCTGCGACGCCTTCAACGAGTCGATCGTCTTCTGGTACCGCAGCGTCGCGTTCGCCGCACCCAACGTGCCGGCGCCGTACCTGTCCATGGAAAGCGCGAGCTTGTCCTGGGCCGACGCGAGCTCGAGCGTCGAAACCGACATCCCCTTGAACGCCGACAGGTATGTCTTCGCGAAGTCCTCGGTCGCGCCCGCGGCCCGGCCGAGAGCAGCCTCGAGCGGCGCGGAGTTCCCGATGATGTCAACGCCGGCACGGAGGGTCATACCGACCTCCAGACCTGCGAAAATCCGAGGCTGTGGCAGCTAATCCAGACCGACTGATCAAGGGGCTTCCGGCCACGGAGTATTTCGCTCGTTACCGCGAAGAGCACCGCGAGGAGATACGCGCCAAAGGCCGCGAGCGTCAGCTCAAGAAGAACCGCCAGGCCGGCATGTTCGAGAGCGGCTCTCCCGAACACAGAGAGCGGATGCGCCAGTGTCGTAAGGCAAAGGGCGAAGAGCACGGCAACTGGAAGGGCGACGACGTCGGATATGACGCCCTTCACGACTGGGTTAAACGGAACAAGCCGCGTACCGGAATCTGCGAGGCCTGCGGTAAAAAGCCGAGGACGTGGACGCATCTTGCGAACGTGTCGGGCGAGTACCGCCGCGATGTCGCCGACTTCATTGAGTTGTGTGCGTCCTGTCATAAGAAGCGCGACCTGGCCGAGACGCGAGGGGCGAGAGAGCGGTTCGAGCGGCGGGTAGCGACCACGCCCGTCTAGGCCTCTTTCGCCATCGCGCGGAGCAGGTCGACCGCGCCCATCAGCTGGTAGGGGGTCAGGTCGCCTATGTCTGCGGGCCTGAGGTGGCAGATGTGTCCGAGCCCTGCTGACCAGTACGACTCGGGTCGCTCTCCGGGCTGCCCGACGAGCTGCTCGAAGTCGCGCCAGAACCCTCGGGTGAGTCGGCGCTGCTTTCGGGCAGCTCTGAGGCTGGGGGGCCGGCATCAGCGTCCTCTTCATCACCGGCGAAGACGAGGGCGATCGACCCGTGCGGCGCGTCCCAGAGCTCGTCGACGTTCACGTCCTTGTCGGCCCGCCGGAGCGCAAGCAGCGCGTACGACACCCAGAGGGCAGGGTCTTTCGCGAGGAACGCGTCGAGGAGCTCCCCGTACCGCAATCCGGTGAGGAGCTTGATCTCGTGGTACTCGCGGTTCGTGATCGATGACGGCTCGAGCTCGTAGACGCCGTCGACCTTCTTGCCGACACCGGTGATGCTGATCTCCACTGGCTTGCCTCCTAGGTTCCGTGGCTGGCGACGATCGCAGCGATCCGGCCTTCGAGCCCGGCGACAGCGCCTTCGAGCTTCGCGTCGCGTGCCGGCAACATCGCGTGGGTGACCATCAGCGCCCCGAAGTCGGGCCGCTTCCCGGTCGTTTTCCGGAGCGCCTGCTCGACCCGGACGAGCCCGCCGGCGCGGACGCGCTCCTGGAACCCGGCGGCGCTGGCCGTGCTGTACCGCCAGAACCGCCGGGTTGCGTCGTCGCGGACCTCGCCGCCGACGAGCAGGAGCTCCTCTTTGACCGCCGCGGCGCACTCCACTCCGATCGTCTCGAACGTCCTCGCGAGGTTGAGGAGCGGCGTGATGTTCGCGGGCCCGATCAGGTCGTGACCCGGTCGACGAGACCGATCACCTTGAACGTGGTCTGGCTCTTCGAGAGCGCGCCGACCTGGCCGTTGACCGGGTCGTAGTTGAAGAGCTTCGCGGTCATGCGGTAGCTCGGGTTCTCGTCCGAGACCGCCCCCTGGAAGTTCTGGTAGGTGATCTCGAACTCGTCCTCGTCGCGGTAGAGCGGGAAGAGGGTGTCGGTGACGGAGCCGCTGTCCTCGTCGTTCATGAACTCGACGACGCAGCCCTCGTCTGCGAGGCCGTGGACCCAGTCGTGGCCGCCGCCGGCGTTCAGGCCGGTCGCGTCGATCTGGTCCTTCGTGAGCGGGATGTCGATCGACGTGACGTGATCGGACAGATCGACGCCGGCGATCTCGAGGACGCCTTCCTTGACTACGAACTTCATCTGAGTGTCTCCTTCGGGTTAGCGGGCACGAAAAAGCCCGCTTGCGCGGGCCGGGAACTTGCGGTCATGGCGGCAGGTGGTTTCAGACGTAGACCTTCACGAGCCATTCGGCGCCGATGACCTCGCCTGACCCGTCGGGGCTCTTGTAGACGCGGTAGCCGGACGAGCTCGTGACGATCAGGTCGGCGCATTTCCCGCCGAGGCGGCTGTCGGACTCGATCGCCGCTTTCACGCTGCTCGGGCCGTCGCTCGCGATGTACTCGTCGAGCGTCGTCTGCGCGCCGATGTCGGTTGTGCGGGACACGAACACCTGCACCGTCATCTCGACGGTCTCGAGACCGTCGCTGAGCGCGCCGTGGTACTCGATCGGGCCCGGGATGACGTGCGCGGCCGGCGGTGTCGGCGACGCGAGCATCACGGGCGACACCTGAATCGTTTTGCCGAGCGCGTTCTGGAGGTTCGCGGCGATCGCTTTCCGGATCCCGACGAAGTCAGCGGCCATCAGGCGAAGTAGACGTCTCTCGTGTAGCGGGCCAGGAGCTTGCAGACGTCGGGGTCGGTCATCGAGAGCCGCATCCCGCCGCTCTCGTTCCCGAGCCCGACGATCGCCCACGGCGCCTCCCGTTTACGGAGCACCAGGCGGGGCGCGAGGATCATCACGGCCTCCTGCACCTTCGCCGGCACCTCGGGCCACCCGAACCGTCCGGTGACCCGCACTGCCTGCGGGATCCGGTACGGCCACCAGAACTTCCCGATCACGTAGGGGCCGCCGTAGCCGCCGTACCCGGGGAACCTGCCGAGCGAAGGCACCCGCTGCCGCACAGTGATCCGTTCCCACGGTTGCGCCTTCAACGGGGCGTTCGGCGGGTCGAGCAGGATGTCGGTCGGGTACGACCAGATGTTGGTGTAGTCGCCGTAGCCGGTCGGGTCGGTCGCGAACTCGGTGAGCTCGATCAGGTCGTCGATCTCGATCACGCCATGCCGGGACGCCGTGTAGTACCGGACGCTCGTCGCGTCGGGATCCTTGCCGAAGTACCGGTGGGTCTCGTCATCGACGAGCCTGGAAGCGGCGCTGATCGAGAGAACGAGATCCTCGTCGGCGAACGACTGCGAGACCAGCGACCGGGATTTCTTGACGGCGTCGAGGGTGACGTAGTCGATCAGGTCGAGCCCGAGCGCCGGTGGCTCCTGGAGAACGGTGAGCGCCCCGGTGGCGAGCGTGACGACATGCCCGTCGGCCAGTGTCGCGGTGAGCGCGTAGAGCCAGTTCGGCTCGATCAGCGCCGCGGTGTCGTCGGCGGTCAGCTCCACCTGGGCTTCGGTCGCTGACACGACAGTCCCGGCCTTCTCGAACGTGGTGCCGGTCGGGTTGAGCAGGCGAAGCAGGATCGCTCCGGCGGTGATGTCGGGCCATGCGGTGCCAGCCCAGTCGAGCGCGCGGCTGTCCGCGGCAAGGTAGTCGTCCCCAGACACGACCTCCACGGTGTCGCCGTCGGTCACTACGGGCGGGCCTCGGTCACGCCGGTTAGGCCTTCGCCTTCGTTCCGCGCCTCGCCGGGACGACGTCGTCGGAGCCAGGGACGGCGGTCACGAACGCCGACGCCGGCGCGAACAGCCCCTCACGGCCACGCACGAGAGGATCGTCCGCCTGGATCAGCATCCCCTTCGTGATCAGCCGTGTTTTCCCGCCTCCGACGTTCACGATCGCCGACGAGCGCGCCATCAGGATCTCGGTGTCGTTGATCTTCACTCTTGTTGCTCCTTTCGTTCGAGCCGCCGGGCGCCGCGAGGGGCACAGGAAAGGCGCCTCGCGGCGCCCGGGTTGGCTCAGTCGGTTAGATGCTCAGGTCTTAGGTGTGCTGGACCTGGAGCACCCGGAACGCGTTCGCCGTCAGGACCTGCGACGAGTTCCGCCAGTAGGCGTACAGGCCGCGGGAGCCGAGCGGGTAGCCCGTCCCGGTGTCGAACAGGTGTGGGATGAACTCGACGCTCATCCCGATCCGGTCGACGACGAGGAACTGCTCGAAGTCGCCGAGCACCGCGATGTACTCGCCGCCCGTCGAGGTGAGCTTCGACATGGCCGACGCGCGCCATGCCGGGTAGCCGAGCAGCTGGAAGCCGGTGTTGCCGCCGTCACCGCGGCCGCTTCCCTGCTGCACCGGGATGAAGATGTTGAAGGTGTCGTCCGTGACCGACCGGACGGCGTTGTAGAACGCGCGGTTCGCGACGAAGCACGAGTTCGGCTCGAAGCGGTCGGCGACCGCGTTCTCGAGCAGATAGAGGTCGTCGCGGGCGAACGCGTTCACGGACGCCGTCTCGACGATGATCGAGCCGCCGACCGCCTCGAGCGCGGTCAGGAGCCCCTCGGGCTCGTGCGAGCCGTGGCCGGCACCGAAGAAGAACTTCTGTGCTTCGAGGACGTCCTTGGCGTCGGCGAACAGCTTCGACAGCTCGGCCTCGACGCCGATCCAGTCCTGGCTGACCTCGATCGAGAGCGGCACGAACGCCTGCGCCTTCTCGACCTCGAGGACCGGCTGGGCGAGCGTCGGGCTGTTGTCGCTCGCCGGCGTGAGCTCGGGCCCGTAGGACGCGACGACACCGTCCGACGTCGTGACGCCGAGCCACTGGTGCCCGGTGATCTGCGCCTGACGCGAGATCTGCCGGATCGGGTTGACCGCGCCGTTCGACGCGAGGATGACGGTCGGGTCGAGCGTGTACGGGATCGCGTAGCCGCCGTCGCTGGGCGTGCCGATCGTCAGGGCGTACATGTCGAGCGCCTGCTTCTCGGTGCCGTTGATCGGGAGCCCGCGGACGGCCTTGCTCCACGCGCGGCGGTACTGGTCGGAGCCGGTCGCGAGCATGTGCCGCGCGAACGATCCGTCCTGGGTGTCGTTCGCGAGGAGCTTCAGCACGTGCGCCTTCGCCTTGCCCTCGTTGATGTTCTCGTTCGGGATCTGGGCGATCTCGAGCGCGCGCTTCGCCCCGTCCTTGAACAGGGAGCCGAGCTCGTCGATGCTCCGGGCCCGGGAGCGGTACCCGGCGATGTCCCAGACGTTCTCGTTCGCCTCGGGCGAGCGGGTGCTGAACGACCCGATCTCGACGCGGCTCGCGGCCGGTGCGGCGGCACCCTTCTCCTGCAGCATCGCCTTCCGCTCGCGCATCTCCGTGACGGTGGCCTTGAGGTTCTGCCACTCCTCCTGGAGGTCGTCGAACTCGCTCTTGGCGTCGGCCGGCATCAGCTCACCGGCGAACGTCGCGTCGAGTTCCTCCTGGCGCGCGCGGATCTCGTCCTGACGCGCGACCAGCTCTTCGATCGTCTTCACGTTCTTCTCCTTGTCGTTGGTCGCGTTCGCCGGCGGCGTCGCGGTTGCTTCCAGCTCCAGATCAAGCGCGGAGCCCTTCTTTGCGTCGAAGTCGTCGAGGTGGCGTTGCAGGTGCGCCTTCACGCCGTCCTTGTCGCCCTCGGGGATGTCGCTGTCGTCGAGACGGGCGAGCCCGTCACGGACAGCGGAGATCACCGCTGGGCCTTCGACCTTCGTGTGATGCGGGAACTTCCAGTCGCTCTTCGCGTCCGGGAGCCCGTCGTCGTCGGTGTCGTTGTCGTCGGTCGAATCGGCGAACCACGCGAACACCGACTTCCACTCGGCCTGCTTGCCGTCGGGGAGCGCCTTCTCCACCTCACCGGCATCCCAGGGCTCGTCGATGACCTCGGTCGAGTGCGGCGCGATCGCCCCGGCGAGCACCCCGACCGTCGTGGCGGGCGGCATCACGATCACCGGGCCCTGACCCTCGCCGAACGACGTGACATCGACCTCCGCGAACGTCCCGAGTCCCGGAACGAGCGCCGCCATCGGCAGCGCGAGCTCGGCACTGCGACGCCGCGAGACGCCCGGCGCTGCCTTCCCGCCCGAGAGCTTCCCGATCGTGTCCGCCAACGTCCCGACGCTGTCGGCCATCCCGGCCTTCACCGCCTCGGCGGCGTTCACCATCCGGCCCTGCCCGAACCCGTCGATCACGTCCTGCTGCGACACCCCGCGTCCCTTCGCGACCGCCGCGGTGAACATGCCGTAGAACTCGTCGACGTTCGCCTGAGCGGCCTCGAGCGCCTCCTCGGAGAGCGGCCCGAACGGCGACCCCTCCGTCTTGTACTTCCCCGCGGAGATCAGCGTCGTCTTGACGCCCATCTGCTCCTGCATCCCCGACACGTCCTGGTGCGCCGAGTACACGCCGATCGAACCGACCGCACCCGACGGCGTCACGACGACCTCGTCGCAGCACGCCGCGATCCAGTACGCCGCGCTCGCGGCCTCCGTGTTCGCGACCGCCACGATCGGCTTGCCCTTCCCCCGCATCGCGAGGATCGCCGCGCCGGTCTCCGGAACCATGTCCGTCGAACCACCAGGGCTGTCGATGTCCAACACGACCGCGGTGATCTGCGGGTTCTGCATCATCGCCTGCAGGTCACCGAGGAACGAATCGAGGGCGCAGCCCCCGGAGATCTCGCTCATCAGCCCGGCCTTCGGCGTGATCACGCCCTGAACGGGCAGCACGCCGACCGCGCCCTGCGTCGGCACCACGGTTTCCCGCTGCCGCCGGGCGGCTTCGAGCTCGGCCCGGATCTCGTCCGGGGTCAGTCTGACTCCTTCGACTCTACGATGAACGATCTCGACGATCGTTGCCAGCCGTTCCGGCCGCATCGCCCAAGGCGTGTTGAGCACGAGGTTAACCACGTGCCGGTATGGCCTATCCACAGAACCTCCTTTGGGCATGAAAAAGGCCGCTCTCGGCGGCCCCAGTGGTAGTGCGGTGAGAACCAGGTTTCACTCCGGCTCGTCCCCAACGACGATCTCCGGGTCAGGCGAGCCGCCCTTTATCTGCGTCGGCTGCAGCTGCACCGACGGCAGCCCCGAGTGCTCGAGCAACGTGAGATCGCCCTGGTTCACCGCCTCGATGATCGACTCCGGTGTGAAGCCGCCCATGATCAGGGTGTTGATCGTCTTCGCGTTCACACCGAACACGTTCGCGGCGTCAAGGACGTCGGCCTGAAGCGCCGGGATCTCGCTGTCGCTGTACCAGAGCTCCGACACGCCGCTGGCGTCCGTCGCGGGCATGTCGATAATCCGCTCCGCGGAGCCGCAGAAGTTCTGCCAGTTCGGCCGGACCGTCAGGTTCGAGAACCGCCGCATCGCCGACTGATAAACCTTGTCGCTAAGCGCCGTCCCGTTCATCGACTCGGCGAGCCCGATCACCTCCGGCGGCACACCTGCGGCGGCCGCGAGCCTCGTCTCGCCGTAAGCCTGGATCGCCCGGAAATCGATCTGCTTCAGATCAGCCCCGACAATCGTCGCGCTCGCGCCAGCCCCGAGGAACAGCGACTTGTAGGCGTTCCGGGTGCCCTCGCTCTGCTCCCCGAAGATCTCCCTCCACCGCGCGAACTTCTCCGGGTCCGTCTCCGGCATCGTCACGAGCATCGACGGGGTCGCGCCGTGCTCGAAGAACTTCAGCTTGTGCGCCTGCGCAGCCTTGTCACCGAGGATCTCGGTGATGACCGGCTCGAGCCAGGAGCAGCCGCGCCACGGCGCGATCGGATCCGGGATCGGCATGTAATGCATGACCTCCTCCGGCAACAGGTACTCCGGGTCCTCGCCGGCCGCCGCGCCACCGGGCTGGTAGATGTAACCGACCGGCTGAGCGTCGATGTCGTAGCCCTGCACCTCGTCGTCGGTGTTCGATCCGAGGATGATCGTCGTCCAGTCCGGCCTCAGCCGCCGCACACCGGTCGCCCGCCGCGCCCCGAAGAAGTTCCCGCAGATCGACACGTCCATCTCGGCGAGCGCCAACAGATCAGCAGTGGTGCCGCCCGACCACGGCGTCTCGAGTGGGGCGAGCGCAGTCGTGCCGAACAGATCGCCCGGCTTCCCGTTCAGCCGCCTGCGGAACTGGAACCGCGCCTGCGCGAACAGCGCCTGCCGGGCCGTGATCAGCGCGAAAACGATGCCATTCTGCTTGTACGCCATCTGCGCGATCCCGAGATAGTTCGGCGTGATCCGCTGCTGGTTCCCAACCAACGTCTGGTTGAGCGGCGCACCGTAGATCTGGTTGCCGTAGCTGAAGTACTCGACCCACTCGCCGAACGGGAGCGGCATCCCGGCCGTGGCGCTCGTCTTCCCCCCGGCGATACGTCCGACGACGCTCACGACTTCCGCTCCGCCAGGAACACGACCGCGCTCACCGCGGCGCCGGCGACGATCACGCCCGCCGGCCGATAGATCATCCCCGTGCCGCCCGCGACGAGCAGCAAGCCGCCAAGGAACAGCACATCCGGCGCGAGCTTCCATGCCCAACGGCGGCCGCGCGCGAGTACCGGCGTGGTCTTCGAACGCAGGAGCGCCAGGACAGCGAGGAGCCGCACGCTCATACCCATGCCGCCAGCATTGAGGACTCGTCCTTCCCGAACTCCTCGCTCGCGACCGAGTTCACCATCGCGCCGGCGACGAGCGCATCGATCACACGCGCTTCCTGATCGCCACCCTGCCGTGTCGAGCTCGGACGGTCAAACCGCGCGCCGCCCCCCGACAACCCTCGCGCGATCGCGTTCAGCACATGCCGCGTCAAACCGAGATCCCCGGAATGGCGCAACCAGCCCTCACGGAGCGCCTCCATGAACCGCTCGTAATCGAGCGCCGCCATCGCGTTCCCCTGCGACCGGTCGACGACGCGGCAGCCGAGCTCGTCCTCGGCCCACCGCGCGAGCTGCTCCGCACGGGTCATGTCCATCACGAGCGTGTGGATCGGATTCCTGGCGTGCACAGTCATCAGGGCCTTCTCGACGAGATGCGGGTCGAGCGACGTTCCGTCCCGCGGCGGCGTCAGCACCTCGGCCGGCCCGAACAGCCGATACTCGAGATCGCGCATCCACAGCGGCACAAGCGACGTCGTATCCCACTTCCATCCGACATCGAGGCCGGCCCACACCGGCTCATCCTCAGGAATCGGATCCGCGCTGAATGCGGCCGCCCATTCGATCTCCTGCACCGCGGCCGAGTCTGCGCGGGTCGCGAGGTTGCACGTGAACCGGCGCCAATGCGGCAACGTCATCGTCGCCGTTCCGCGCTTCTCCGCGAGATCGTCGACCGTGATCCCCGTGAACGGATTCGCGAGCTTCACGACGTCCATGTCCTCGACGTCGCCGTCCTCGGGCACCGCGTACTCGTGGAACGAGATCCCGTTCGAGCGGCATCGCGTGAATCCGGGCCGTCGCTCAACCACGGGGACGGTCTGCCGGATCAGCTCGCGCGTCGTCTCGAACTCGCCGCCCGGCTCGCCGGCGGTCGAGATCGTCGAGAGCTGCCCGCCGCGCTTCCCGAGCTTCCCGCGCCATGTCCGGTAGAGCCGCAGGTCCTTGTGCCGGTGGAGCTCGTCGAGGAACGCGTCGGTCGGGATCACGCCGTCACCGGTGCCGGCGTCGGCGGCGAAGACCTGCATCCGGCCGCCCGTCTCCGTGTTCTTGATCCGCCGGTAGCCCTCCTGGCACTTGATGAACTTCTTCAGCCGCTCCGACCTGATCACGAATCCCTCGGCCTGGCGGTAGCCGATCTCGGCCTGGTCGCGTGACGACGCGGCCCATGGCACCGCGGCGAGCGGGCGGAACTCGACGATGTAGACGACCAGGCCGCCGAGGTTCGTTGTCTTCGCGTTCCCCTCGGGCACCAAAAGCCAGTTCTCGGGTACCCCGGCGAAGTAATCCTGCAGGTAGAGGAGGAAGTACGGCTCGACGATCCACGGCTCGCCGTTGTCGAGCTCGAGCTCGGCCGCCCACGTCTCGAAATGCTCGACGGTGAACGGATGCTGCTCGGTCGCGTCGGCGCGCGGCCGGCGCTTACGCGAAGTCGCCGGCGCGATCGTCACGCAGGCCTTCCCTGCTGAACCGCCTGGCCGGCGCGCGCATTGCAGCTCCGATGCTCAGGCCTGCGCTCGCCGCCGGCGCCACCTTTGACGACGTCGACGACGTGGCCGGCGACGAACGGATCGTCCTCGCGCGGCCCCTCGCCGCACCGCCAACACGCGGTGGCCGACTTGGCAACGGCTCTTGCGTCGCGGTGCTCGCGTGTGTCATAGTCGCGGCGCCTCGGATGCTTCGAGCAGCGATTCCCTGAGGCAGCGATCGCACCGCACACCGAGCAGGCCCGGACGGTCAATCGGCACCATCCGAAATTTTTCTCGCGGCGATGGCGCGGAATGAAACGGCATCGCTCGATGCCATAGGTCGACCCGCCCCCCCTAGGTGCAGCTGCTGCTCCACGGCCTGCTCGAGGCCTTCCTGCTCAAGCTCGGCGGCGAGGGCTGCAACCTGGTCACGGTCGTGGTGGAGCATGGTGGCGCGGCTCGGGAGCTTCCGCAGCCAGCGGCTGTAGGCGAGCCGCTCGGCGATGGTCAAGCTGCCCACCGTTCGAGCTGGTGGCGGCGGCGGGCCATGTAGTACTCGGTTGCCTGGCGCTTCCGCTGTTTGTCTCGGGCGTCGTGGTCGTGGACAAGCTGGAGGTGGCTGCTCAGATCGATCGCTTCCTCGAGCGGCACATAGGCGGGGTCTCCGTGGAGCCAGCGGCCGTCGCTTGTGCGGTAGCCGTTGTGGGCGCGCTCGAGGGTGATGCCGGTGTCTGCTCGGTAGATGCGCCTGATCGGGCTCGCGGTGATGTTCGTGACCTCGATGCCGGCGCGGCGGATCTGTAGGCGCGCGACGTCGAGTTTGGTGCGGGCGAGCGCGCGGCGGATCTCGTTGCTGTTGCCGTGTTCGATGTATTCGTCGGCGTCGACGACGAGGATCCAGTCGGTTCGGCGGCCGGCTGCTTCGTGCATGAGTGCGGCGCGTTTCCCGACCTGTGTGGGCCAGATGATTCCGCCGGTGATGAGGACGTCGATGCCGACCTCGCGTGCGGCGTCCTCGATCGCCTGGGCCTGGTCGGGGTTGCTGAAGCTGGCGCCGTTGGGGAAGTGCTGCCAGGCGCCGTCGTAGGCGATGAGATTGTCGGCGATGCCGCCGAGCGAGGTGATGAGCCGCGCGAGGGTTTCGGGTGTTTCGTCGTACCAGGCGAGCGCGGCCGTGATGATCATGTTCCGACCGCCGTCTTCGCAGGGTCGATGACGCGGAACTCCCAGCCGTCGACGAATCCGAGGTGGCCGAGCTCGCGCTGCGGATGCGGATCCCACCTGATCTCCCGGCCGAACATCACGACCAGGTGCAGCCCAGGCGAGAGACCGCCATCGCAGTAGGGGCAGGCGATCGAGGGGTCGTGCCGGATCGACGGCCCGGATTCCGGATACGTGAGGTCTGTCCTCGCGGTGCCCTTGCAATGGCTGCACCGTGTCTTGAATCGCGGTGAGCGGACACTCGCGAGCCACCAGATGTCGCCGGGCCATCCGTTGAGCACCGTCGGGTCGTCTTCGTCGAGGCTGACGTACGCGTTGCCGAGGCGAAGATTCCGGGCGGCGAGCCACTCGGCCCAGAGCTGCCACCAGTTCTCGTGCTCGACGAAATGCGGGACTTCGAGGAGCGGCAGCTCGAACAGCGACGCGACGCAGGCGCGCATGCAGTCGCCGGCCACGACCGTGTCGCCGTGCTCGTCGATCACGGAAAGCTGCCACTGCTCGACTGGCGTCAACGTGTCCCCTTTCTGAGGAGCTCGATCGCGGATGGGTTCGGGCTGTCGGCGGGCCAACCGAAGTACTCGACCCTCAACCCACGATCGAGGAACGGTGTTTCGTCGAGGTAGGAGCGTCCGCTCGGCCCTGACAACCAGACGTTCGCGCCGACCTCGGCGGTCATCTCGGCGAGCTGCTCCGAGATCGTCGGCATGTCGTCGCGGTCGTCTGTGACGAGCGGGCCCGAGCCGATGCCTGCTTCGAGGTCTGACTGACGCACCTCGGCGGTGTCGATCTCGAGCCGGCCGAGCAGGATCCGGTTCAAGGCGATGTTCAGCGCGGCAAGCCGACGGAACGGACGATGCAGCTCGATCGTGAACGCCTCAGCGAACTCGCGGCCGAAGCGGAGCTCGAGCGTCTTCGCGAGCTTCGTGCGCGCTCGAAAGGTCGCATCCGCGATCCTGACTGTCTGGATCGGCGCGTACCGGTCGCGGTTGTCGTAGGGCACGACGAGGGGTGTGCCGTCGGCGAGCTGCTGCCGGTTGACCCATCCGTGCCTGACCATCTGGAAGCGGTCGCAGACGATGAAGACGTCGGCTGCACGGATCTTCTCGGTGACGCTGATCGGGTAGAGCAGGTTGGGCTGGTGGCCGGTCGCGATGACGTCGCCGACGGTCATGTCGTTGAGTCCGGGAGGCGTTCGAAGACACCGTGGTCGATGTAGCCGTGCCAGCACCGTTCGTTGCGGCTGCCGATGAGGATCGAGTTCGATGAGCCGTCGTTGCGGCGGACGCTGATCGTTCCGTCGTCTTCTTCGCGGACCGTGTGCGCTTCGAGGTTGCCGAGCCCGTAAGGGCCGAATCCTTCGTCGCTCCATGGGACGGCGACCATCCAGTGCTGGCCTGTGAGGTTGGAAGCGTGCTCAGTGATTTCGCGGGGTGCGCTCCCGTCGCGGGTGAGCACTTTCCAGTAGTCGCCGGCGTGGATCTCGGCCGGGAGGTCGCCGTGCGGGGTATCGGGTCTCCGACGTCCGATCATCGGCGCATCACGAGGAGGAGGTCGTTCGAGCGGTAGCGCTCAACCGTGAAGCTTCTCGCCTCGCCGGCCGCGAACGTGGCGAGATCGGCGGGCTCGTACCGGATGCACCGCGGATCGGTGCCGTGGTAGACGCTGACCGCCATCACACGTTCGCAGCCGTCCCAGAGACCGCGGAGCGTCTGGAACGTGAGCGCTTTCGACCAGTTGTCGGCGAGGTTGAATGTCCCGATGACCGCGACGAGGTCGAACATCCGGCCGGGCTTGACGTGGTGGAACTTCCGGTCGGGATGGGCTGCCTGGGCGCGGTTCACCATCGCGTGCGCCCAATCGCAGCCGTGGTAGGCGACGTCGTCTTCGACCCAGTCGGCGAGATCTCCGAGTCCGCAGCCGAAGTCGAGCAGCGTGTCGCCGCTTTTCGGGTCGAGTGCTTTCATGACCGCGTCGAATCGGTCGGTTTGGCCGGATGCTGTCCAGCCGACGGCTTCGAGGGGTGGCTTCGCGGCCCGGGAGCTCCACGCTGCCGGGGTGTTCGCGATCGCCTCGCTCATTCCGGCGCCTCGTAGTAGATGCGCTTCGCTGCGATCCGGTCGGTTGTCGCCTCGACGGAATGCCGGATCTCGATGCCCTGCACGATCGGGAGGATCGAGAGACGCTTGTTCGGGAGCTTCGTCTCGATCGACCGGAGCGCGGCCAGGGCGGCGAGCTCGAGCGGCGACATCTCGTCGGCGGCCGCGGCGAGCGCCTCGACCAGGTAGACGTGGATCGGTTTGCCGTTCTCGCGGTAGTGGCCTGGAGAGAGGCAGGTCAGCGTTGGCGACCAGCGGAACCAACGGAGCATCGGCACCGATGCGCGCACGTCGCGGTCAAGCCAGGGGGTTCGGATGGCTAGGTCGTTCGGCTTGTCGTTGTGAAGGACGATGCAGCCATGCCCAGCCGGGCAGGCCTCCTCGTCGATCGTCCCTTCCAATCGTTCGTCGGCGTCGAGGAGGATGAGGTGGTCACCTGGGCCTCCGAACGTGAGCAGGTAGTCACGTTTGGACTTATCGCCAGCCCAGAACGGATACTCGGGCTCGACATACTCGGCGCCGGCGGCCCGAGCTGCTTCGCAAGTTCCGTCGGTCGAGAGGTGCGTGGCCGCGTTCCCGAAGAGCGTCCCGTCGGGGTTGCCCCAGGCGCCGTCGACGACGACGACGCGGTCGCAGCCGGCCGCGTAGAGCGACTCGATCGCGCCAGTGATCGCGTCCTCTTCATTGAACGCCTGAATCGTGCCGATCACGCTCACGAGATCACGACCATCTTCGTCCCGATCAGATCCGGGGTGACCTCGACCTCGGAGCCATCCACGCGCCGAACGGTGAAGATGCGGTTCCCATCATCGATACCGCCCCAGATCGGATCCTCTCCGTAGCGGACGTCGATCACCTCAGCCTCGAAGCGTGGATCGTTGCCGCGGAAGACCGCGACGCGTTCACCCACGAGATGGCGACTTACACCCATGTGAGCGCCCTCGAGCGGCAGATCGTCGGGAGCGCCTCAACCGTCGCCTCGACACCATCGTGCAGCCAGACAGGGCTACCAACCGGAAGCCGCCGCGTCGCCTCGACGATCTCGGTCGTCGAGAGGTCGTAATCGCCGAAGCTCGGTTGCAGGTGGCACACGTGGCCCATCGCCTCGGCGATCCGGACGACGTTGCCGTCGTCCCACCGCACGAACGGCGGCCGAAAGTCCTTGGGCCAAACACCGGTGAGGCCGAGGATCAGCGCGTCGGTCATCGCGATCTCCGTGGCGATCTCGACCGGGTTCAGCTCGACGAGCGGACGGTGCGACCACCCGTGGTTCCCGAGCGTGTGGCCCTCCACGAGGATCCGGCCGAGGAGCCGCTCCTGCCCCGCGATTCGGTCACCAACGACGAAAAACGTGGCGCGTGTGTGGCGCTCCTTGAGGATGTCGAGGATCCGCGGCGTGGTGCTCGCGTCGGGCCCATCGTCGAACGCGATCATCTGGCGCTCCGGTAGACGCGCTGCATTTCGTCGACGAACTCGGCCGGGTAGACCTCGGCGAGGTCAGACCACACCGTGGCGCTCTCGTGAGTGCCGTAGTGGAGCGAGCAGCCGGCGTAGTCGTTGAGCTGCCCGGCGCGGCTCTTGAAATCGACGAGCTGGAGCGGGTGAAGGTCGAGGTACTCGAGGCGCGGCCGGACGCCGGCGGCCATGAGCTTCCGCTGCATCGAGGTGTCCATCGCGCGGTCGCGGTCATCCTCGGCCGGGCGGCACCCGACCTTCGCGAGCATCGAGACCGGGATCGTGCGAACACCATCACCGCCGCGGTAGGTGATGTTCAGGTGCGCGAGCCGGCGGCCGTCCTCGCTCACGACGGTCGAGAGCCGTGAGCATCCGATCTCGCCTTCCCGTGGGAGCCGCGCCGCGATGAGGGCCGGGTCGACGATGTCGTCGGAGCCGAACGGCACGACGTAGTCGGCGTCGAGCTCGTTCACGGCATGCTCGATCCCGTCGTTCCATTTCCGTCCGAGCGGCTGGTTCGTCTGCGAGACATGCGCGAAGCCGAGCTCGCGGGCGAGCCGCTCGAACCTGGGTTCGTTCGAGATGAGCACCGCGGTCGCGCCGATCGTGGCGGCGAGCTGTTCGCAGGTCCGGCTGAGCTGGCGAAGGCAAGCGGCCGCGATCTTGTGACGGCCATGGCACGGAACGACGAACACGAGCCGGCTACCCACGAGGCTCCTTGCCTTCGACGTGAAGGACACGCCAGCTGTTCAGCTGCTTCAACGCGGCGTCGCTTGCCTGCCGATCGTTCGCAGCGGTCTTGACATCGACGACCTTCTGCTTCCCCGAGCCGTCCTGGCAAGTGACCCGATACCCGGTCTTCACGCCGCGACGGCCCGACGGTGACGGCCGCACGTGCAGCCCGGCTCGCATCGTTTCCGCCTCCAGTCGCTCGGCCGCTGGACGGACTCGAGGTCGTGGGATCGGAGGACGCGTTCGGCGTGCCGGGCGCGTTCGATCAGCCTGGGACGCAACTGGATGAGCAGCTCTCGCCGCTCCGCCGGTGTGATATTCAGCCCCAAGAAATGCGGAAGCCCGCGCTCGGCGGGCTCGAAGGTCTTGCTCTGGGGGCGCACCTCGCCTACCGGGGGCGGGCGGGCGTGCCCAACAACACGACGAGAGTAGCACGGCCTTATCCGAGCCTTCTTCGTTCACGTCGGCGCTCTCGCGCGATGGTCTCTTTCTCCGGGGCGGTGCCGTCGATCGCGCCGCCAAAACCGGTAACGGGTATGCCTCTTAGCCGGCGTTCGTCGCCGGGTGGAGCGTTCGGGTTCACGGGGAGCTCACCACCGGTTTCGACGGTGATCCGGGCGAGCTCGGCCTCCATTCGCTGGTTCTCTTGCGCGTGTTTGGCCCAGAGGATGAGGCGTTGGTCGCCGGCGGGGGGATCGTCGACGCGCGGATTCGGGCGCCTCACGCGAGCTCGTCGACGTCGAACGCGTCCTTCAGCCGCCGGCGGGCGCGGGCCATCAGGTCACGGACGTTCTTCGGATCGGTGTCGAGCGCCCTGGCGATCTTCCGGATCGGCCAGCCTCGCGCGACGAGCTGCAGCACTTCGATCTGCCGGGGTGTGCACCGCGCCTCGATCAGCGCGGCGAGTTCCGGCGACACCCCTTCCCACCTGCTCACGCGGACACCGTCGCCCGGCAGATGAACCAGAGACAGCCGAGGCGTTCGCAACGGCGGCAGATCCTCATCCTCCGGTCACCGCGAGCCTGCCCGAGCGCGCCGCCGCGTCGAAGACGGGCTTGGCCGCATCGACGAGCGTCGCGGCGATGTGGCATACCTCGATCCGGCCCATGCGCGCGATCACGAGATGGCCGCCGCCGAGCGCTGGCCGAACGATCACTGTCCACCCGGCTCGGCGCAGCACCCAGAGGAGCGTTTCTCCCCAGACATCTGACTGGCCGAGACGCTCGAGCTCGCCCACGTCACCGGTCGCCCGGCGGCGTCACTTGCCAGCCGTGGTCGATCAGGGCGTGCGCGAACGAGGCTTGTGTTTCGTCGTCGAGTCGGAGGGCCTCAACGGTGGCATCGACGCAGAAGAGCTCGATGTTCGCCCGGCTGAGCTCCCCGACCATCATCGTGACGGTCATGCTCCGGACAGAGCGGCGGACGTCGAGCCAGCTGCCGTCGTCCTTCCGGAGGAAGAAGATCCCGACGTTCCGAACGATGTTCTCGCTCGACTCGATCCGAACAAGGTTCCGCTTCCGATTCGCTGGAGCCGCCGTCGGCGCGGGCCGCCGCGCCCGGAACCAGCGTTTCACTTCGAGTCCAGGATCGTCGCCGACCGGATCATCCTCGACCGATCGTCGAACGCATCCCACGCCTTCTGCCGGCGCTTCTTCATCTCCCGCTGCAGCCGCTCGATCTGCGGTTTCAGATCCTCGGCGATCGTCTGCAACTCACGATCGAGAACGGTGCGGGCCTGGCGGAGCGCGACGCGCTGCTCCGACGTCGCCCGCCGGGCGGGACGAGCTTTCTTCTCGGCGGCTTCCTTTTGCCGCGGCGCCTGGTTTCGCTGCGACCGCGCGCGGGAATCGAAATGACTGGGCAAGGCGCACCTCCAGATGAGACGGGACCTCATTTGGTGTGCGCCACCCTGCTCGCGGCAGGCCCGAAGCGCTCAAGCGGATCGTATCCGCTGCTCGTTGACAGCGTCTACGACCGCCGGCTCCAGAACATCCCAACCACCCGGACCCCAACTGGGATGTCGGCCGGCTCGACCTTCTCGCACATGAAGTGAAAGATCTCTGGCCGGCCGGTCTCCTCGACACCAGTCACGTGGTAGCCAGATCCGGCGTCGGTCACGAGGTACATCCCGAGCTCCGGTTGCTCGTTGCCGCTCCAGGTGAACCGACGCAGCCACACAACGGATCCGGACTGGCTTTCCGCGCACCTATTTCCAACCTCGCATCTCACGAGCGAGGTCGGCCGGGTTCGCGTGCAGATACCGCTGCGTCGTCGCGAGGCTCGCATGCCCCATCAGGAATCTGACCTTCTCGATGTCGAGGCGACGATCGGTGAGCCAGTAGTTGGCCGCGGTGTGACGGAGGATGTGCGGGTGGAGGTCTTCGATTCCGGCGCGGACGCCGTAGCGCTTCACGGTTTCCCGGAGCTGCGATGTCGCGACGAGCTTCCCGGTTCGGGTCGTGAAGAACCCGGGCCCAGCCCATCTTTCGGCGCGCCACGCTCGGAGGTAGGGCTCGAGCGCGGGTTCGATCGGGACGACCCGTTCCTTGTCGCCCTTGCCGTGGACGCGGATGAGGAACTGCTCGAGGTCGACGTCGCGGGGTTTGATCGTGACGACCTCTCCGGCGCGTAGGCCGGCGTAGAGCATCGTCGCGATCATCGCCCGGTCGCGCCGCGGTGTTTTCCACCTGGGCTCGGGCGCGGCCATCAGCTTGCGGCGCTCGTCGGGCGTGAGGGAGCGGGGGAGACGCTGCGGCTTGCGCTTCGCCATCGGCAGTCCTTGGAGAGGAAGGTCGGGACTGCCTCACGCCGCGCGAGCGGCCCCGAGAGGCCAGCCCACCGTAGCGAATAGCCGTCGAAAGCCTCCCGGAGTCCAGACAGGCTGTCCAGAAAACCCCTATCTTGCAGGGATTTCGGCCGGATTTAGAGTTAATCTCTAAACGCGGATAGGTGTCGGAAATCAGTCTTCTTGCCGACCATCCGCCTGGTTCCCGGGTGCGCCGAAAAGACCGACTGCTATCCGCGCGAAACGCTGGCTTTGCGCTTGAGCGTGATCTGCACGGTCCCGTTCCCGTAGAACTGCATCGCGGCGATCTCCATTCGGCCGTCGGTGATGACCATGTAGTCGTCCTTGATCACCTTCGACTCTGTCTCGCCGGTCGCGATGTCTTCGCACGTGACGCGCGTGCCCTCGGTCGCCAGCTCGTTCATGCTGGCGGATTCGTCATGACGACCTCGACGATCGACAGCAACCGATCCCGGGTCTTTCTCACGTCCTCGAGCGCATCCCTCGTCGCATCCGAAGTCTGCGTCGTCTCGCCGAGCGCGCGCGCGATCGCGTCCCACTCATCGAACGACAATCGGATCAGCGGCTTAATCTCGCCGCCAGGATCAGCGCCTTCGTAGATCACCTGGCCGTTCGGATCGAGCCCGACGGCCACGGCGAAGCTCTCGGCTGGCCCCGTCGCCATCCTGATTTCATAGCCGCGAGTGAACGGGTTGACCTCGACGGTCGCTCTCACGCCGGCGCCCCGAGCTCGTCGCGTCCGATCGGGCCGTGATGCGAGAACACGCGGGTGATCTCGCCGTCGCGGAGCTCGAACTCGATCCGCCAGTTCCCGTCGGCTGACTGGCCGCCCGTGATGAATCTCGCGACCTCGCTCATCAGGCTCCGGACGAGCGTGTTCAGCGCCGCAGGGTCATGCTCGCAATCGGCCGCATCCATCGCTTGCACATTGTGCAGGACACTACGGCTACTTGCAGATGTTTAGAGCACCAGCCGCACCCTGTTCAGCGTTCGTCTCCGATCAGGAGGAAATGCAAGAGGGCTTCGTCGTGCCGAGCGTGTTCGCGAAGAGCGACCGCACGACAGCGGTCGAGTCAGAAGCAATTCCGCCATGAACTGTG